GCTCCAATTGTATCAGAACTAGATCTCCCTGCTACAAATCCTTTTATTGCTATATAGGAACAGTTATATGTACTAGGGGAGCTCTGGTCTCTGGATGTATAGTTACCTTGTAGTGATATTGGAGTATTGGTACCTTGACCATCAATTAATGCTCCACCTGGGTGCTCAGCCATGACAGTAGTATATACACCATTTCCTGTTGCGCTACCTGATGGTGGTATAGTACCTTGGTCATTAGTATTGATCATCATATTGGAAATGCCAGTATAAGTACCATCTCTAACTACAATGGTATCACCAGATGCAGCAGCAGCATTACCTGCACTAATCGTGTGATAGGTATCAGATGGACCTACATAAATAAAGTTTCCTCCACCAACTTTTAAAATCCAAGTAGTATACACATGACCATCTGAATTAGAGGCACGTACTCCTAGATGAAATGCCTCTTGAGGTAAAGTTGAAGGTATAATCCATGATACGGCACCTGTAGACGAATTAACTGTCATGTCATCTGGACCAAATTCCTTAGTCCAAGTTACACCTGTTGCAGCATTACTTAGTGCAGGTATCACAGTATAAGTAGCACCTACAACCGAAGAAGTATTAGCAATAGTAGTTATAGCTGGAACTATTGCTAAAGCCTCTGTACATATCAATAGCGTCAAGCAGTAAATTATAACTAATGTCTTTATCATGAGATATCCTTTATTGTAATATTCCGTAGATACTATCTGTATTATTAGGATAGTCAGTAGCAGTTCCAAAAGCTGTTCCTAAACTTGATTCTAAAAATGGGTATACATAACTATAAGTATGTACAACATATTTCATATCACCTGAATTACTAGAAGCTATTCCAGCATTACCATCTTCAGATTCCCATACTAGCCAATAACTAGTTGATGCAGCTAATGCTAAAGGAGCTGGTGTTCCTGTTGCATCACTGACTATAATCATATTTTTCCAACCTATAGCACTTGGTGCAAATTCCTGGGTAGTCCCTAATAGATTACCTGGAACACCTGAATTGTCAGAATATATCCCTAGAACCATACCATTTGTTGAAGTGGCTGCAATATACACTGAGATACTTTGAAGACTCTTAGCTACAGTTGTGGTTACTTTCGATGCTAAGATAATACTAGGATTACCTGAATCAGTACCAGTACCTTGGGTTTGAACTGCAGCTAGATTAGAAGTTACTCCAGTATATGAACTAATGTAAAGTGTATTAGCTACTGCTACAAGTGATCCAAAGTCTTGACTAGTTGGTAGCATTGTGGCTAACAGAGTTCCACTAGTAGTATTTGTTTGATCCACTGAGTCAGTACTACCACAAGAATTAACTGCAGTAACTTTAAAATGATAAAGTGTAGAAGCTGAAAGTCCAGTTATAGCTGTTCCAGACGTATCTCCAGTTATTGTTGTACCATAGGAACTTGTTAAACCCCAACTTACATTTGATGAAGTCGAATTTGTTCCAGCAGTCCATGTAGGAGTTAATGTCGAGCCTGTTACGCTAGATGAAATTGCAGTTGGAGCTGAAGGCATAGTACATGAACCACTAGCTGCAAATATTGCACCTCCACTCATCTTTGCACCACCACCTATAATCCCGTTAGCATAAACACCTGCAGGTATTAATGTAATCATTAATACAGAAATAGCATTTCTCAGTTTCATTCTCAGCCTCCTTAAAATAATTGTAGGAATCTCTTGGGCAGGGATGGACGAAGTGCTAATAGTATTGCTGCATTTGCAGTAGCAGTAGTCATGGTTACAGAACTAGTTCCAGTTGACCCAGCTGTGGTTTTTGTACCATCTGCTATACCAATAGAACAATAAGTTGAATTATTAGAATCAAAAAATTCAACTAGAGTAGGACTAGTTGTTACTGCTTCAGTTGTCCAATCATTAGCTACACCAGAGGATAAAGCTGCAAAACCTGCAACAACTTGAGCTCCATTTGTAACAGTTGTAATACTAGTAGTACCAGTAGTCCCTGATGCATTAATTTGAGCTGAACCTATTACATCCATTGGAGTAACAGAATCAACTCCATTATAAGATACCATCATGCATTGAGCATGAGTAGTTAAAGAGGTCCAAGACCAACCACTAGTTCCTACTAAACCACCTTGTCCAACTCTAGCAGTATATGCTTGAAATCGTCCTGCAGATCCAAAAGCTTCTGCTTGTTTGGTCCATCCAGTAGGTGGAGATGTACCATATGTAACAGTTCCATGATCGATTAGGAATACTATTAAAAATTGTCCAGTACCTACTCCTGCAGTTGCAGTAGGAGTACATGCAGTAGTTCCTGTAGTAGTGGTTCCAGCTGCTATACGAGATACAGCAGCTTCTGTAGAGGTTGTATATGATAATAAGATTAATAATATTAATAAATATTTCATATTAAAATCCTTGTGTTACAGCTATTAAGTCCCATTTTGTATCTGCTGCATTATATACAAATCCTAAATACATTGTCTTACTAATTACAGTAGTTGTAGGTAATGCTAAATCAGATGATGCTCTATAAATGGCATTCCACGCTAATGTTTGCGCTGTAGTATTATCTTTTATTCTAATAATTAATTTTTGGCCATCAACAGGAGTCCCAGTAGGAGCTGCAAAGGTAGCAGTAGCAGCTAATGCTGTTACAGTAAATTCATCAGTTGTATCTCCAGCAGGTGTTGGTGTTGAACTACTTGTAATAGTATTTACTCTAGGATTAATTCTCTGGCTAATCGTAGAAGATGATGTTAAGTTACCACTAGCAGTACCAGATAAAGCTCCAGTAAAAGTGGTAGCTGTTACTGAAGTAAATGAAGGAGTTGATGACCAAGATGGAGCTACACCTACACCACCTGATACTAAAGCACTTCCAACTGCTACGTCTGCTAATTTTCCATAAGCAGTTGTTGAAGATGCAATTGGAATATCACCAATAGCTTGCCCAGAAATAGTTAAATTAGATCCATCATTATTAGCTGCTGTATAAATTGAACCAGAACTTTGGTATTTTAAAGAACCACCATTACGAACCCATAAATTACCATCAGCAGCAGTTGGGTCAGAACTACTATTCCATAAATTAATTACTGGATTAGTACCTGTAGTTGTAATATTTCCCGTTGTATTTATAGTACCTACACTAATATTGGGAACTCCAGTTAAACCTGCAGCAGTAGTTGCAGTAGCTGCATTCCCACTAATATTACCTGGGAATGTTCCAGTTAAATTTGTGGCTGCAAATGTCGGAGCAGAACTCCAAGATGGAGCTGTTCCTATACCCCCACTTATTAATACACTTCCAACTGCCACATCTGCTAATTTTCCGTAAGCAGTTGTTGAAGATGCAACTGCTATATCTCCAATTGCTTGCCCAGAAATAGTTAAATTAGATCCATCATTAGCTGCTAATGTCTTTGATACTCCAGGAAAACTATATGTTGCAGCACTAGTTCCTACAAAATTATATAATGCATAAGCAGGTACAACTCCAACTCCACCAGACATTAAGGGTCGTCCTGCTGCTACATCTGCATAGTTTGTAGGTGCACCAGAAGTTCCACCTACTATTAAATCACCAACCGCAGTCATTGGGTTAGTCATACCACTAGATGCAGAAGCAGATAAAGTTCCACTAGCAAAAGTTAAATTAGCTCCAATAGTCACATTACTAAAACCACCAGATCCATTACCATATAATAATGATGTTCCAGATGAAGGTGATAAAGTTTTTAATGCGCCAGCACTATAATATCTTAATGTCCCATCTTCTCTGACCCAGATATTTCCATTTACATAAGCAGGGTCTGCACCACTATTATATGCCTGTATATATGGATTAGTTCCTGTTGTCGTAGCTGAAGCAAAGGTAACATCATTTGTTGACCCTAAACTTAAATCAGATGCTGTAACAGTCACATTACTAGTTAAAGGATGATTGTTAATAGTTAAATTATTTCTAACAGCACTTCTAATTTGTGAAGCACTATAATCACCAAATACTGCTGATACAACACCTGATCTACCAAATACTGATGTTACAGCTCCAGATGAAGGTGATAAAGTTTTTAATGCGCCAGCACTATAATATCTTAATGTCCCATCTTCTCTGACCCAGATATTTCCATTTACATAAGAAGGGTCAGAACCACTATCATATACTTGCACATACGGATTAGTTCCTGTTGTTGAAACTGATGTAACATTTAATGTACTTGAATTTCCCCATGTGGTACCATTATAAACTAATAATTGATTAGTCAATGGTGTTGATAATGATACGTCTGTTAAACTTGCTAATGCTGTAACACTTGTAAATGGAGTATTAACTCCATTTTTGCATTGATATAAAGATCCACCAACCCAATCTAACCCATATGTTCCAGCTGTGCATGATGAAAAAGTAGTTGTATTTGTAGATGTAGTCCATCCATAAGTTCCATCAGTTCCTGATCCTAATATAGAAATACTATTTAAATTAATACCAGTATCAGTAAATGAAAGTATTGGATTTGTAGTCAAATTCTTATCAACTGTTACAGTTCCATAATGAGAACCTATTGAAGATGGTTGGTATAATTGAATAGCGTTAGAACTATAAACTCTTTGTGGTGTGGCTATACCAGATGTTTTGACAATATTATTTTTAAGAGCTGTAGATATATTTGTATAAGGCAAACTACCATTAACTTGAGCATTCATAGATGAAGATGATATATGAGTAAAAGTTGCATTTCTTTGAGCTAATTCAATTTTAGATGTAGATATTCCAATAAATACTCTATGAGTATCAGTAGTCATACCAAATTCACCCATCTTAAGTGTTGGTTTAGATGTAGATTGTAATCCCCTTTTTATTTGCAATGTCGGTAATGCAATTGATGTTATTGGAATTAATAGACATAAAATTAATAATAAATATTTTTTCTTCATTTACCAACCTCCTAAGTCTATATTACTTGTCATATATGTAGTTAACTGAGTCTCAATAGAATTTACTGCAGTTGCACTAGCAGCAGTTGTACTACTAACTATAGAGGTAAGATTAGTTATTGCCGTTACAGTATTAGCATTATACGCTTGAACTGTTGTTCCTATAGCTGAAGTTAAAAGAACACTATCAGTAATACCATACCCAGATAATGATGTAGGTTTTCCAGTTGTAATTTTAGACCAATCTAAATTTGGTATATCAGGTGCAGCTAAAGCCCTAAATGTAGGAACACCAGCAGAACCATTTGGTGAAGCTAAAATATAATTTGCTGTTTGACTTGTATAAGGAGATATATAATCAGTTCCGGCATTAGCACTGCTAAAACCACCAGAACCATTACCTTTCAAAATATTTGTTCCTGATGTTAATGGAGCTTTAGCTGCTAAATCTGTTGTAAGATTTGTAACTTGGCTTTCAGTAATATTCACAGTTAAACCAGCAGATTTACCAGTCGTATTAGCATTATTATCCGGTATATCAGTACTTACTAAAGTTGGTAATTGCGCATGTGGTAATTTAATTGTTGCATCTAAACTTGCATAACCATTAGTTACACCTTTATTGGATATATTCTCTGGAGTAAAACCCAATGAAGCTTGTCTTGATGCTATATCTGATACTAAGTTTGTAACTTGGCTTTCTGTAATGTTAGACGATAATCCTGCAGCGGTTCCAGTTGTATTAGCATTATTATTGGGTATATCAGTACTTAATAAAGTCGGTAATTCAGAATGTTGAATTTTTGAATTAATATCTAAACTGGCATAGCCATTAGATACTCCCTTATTTAATACATTTTCTGGTGTAAATCCCAACGAGGGTTGTTTTGACGCTAAGTCTGTTGTTAAATTCGTAACTTGGTTTTCAATAATATTTGCAGATAAACCTCCAGAAGTTCCAGTTGTATTAGCACTATTATTGGGTATATCAGTACTTAATAAAGTTGGTAATCTTGAATGATTTAAAGTTCCACTTGATATATTTGAAGCATTTGTCGTATCAGTAAATGCCGAGTTAGAAAAACCTGTAGCTGAAAATGTATGTGTTCCATTTGATGTATTGGTAACAATTGAAATATTTGCACCTGCTACAAATGTCTGTGATCCAAGTGTAGCTCCATTTAATGAAATAACACCAGTTGAACCTGAATCTGTTTGGTCAGCAGTACATGTAAAATTACCAGTTGTTGCATCATAAGCTGAAAATTTATTAGTCCCACCACAAGTTAATGTAACTGGAATTATTACACCGCCAGATGATGGTATTAAATTAGTTGGAATTTTTCCAGTTGAGTCTAACCCAGCATAACCATTAGCTACACCTTTATTAGATATATTTTCAGGAGTAAAACCTAATAAAACTTGTTTATTTGATAAGTCAGTTATAAGATTTGTAACCTGGCTCTCAGTTATATTTGCAGATAATCCTGCTGATGTACCAGTTGTATTAGCACTATTATTGGGTATATCAGAACTTAATAAAGTTGGTAAAGATGTATGATTTATTTTGCTATTAGAATCTAATCCAGCATAACCATTAGCAGAATTTTTATTAACTACATTTTCAGGAGTAAAACCTAATAAAACTTGTTTATTTGATAAGTCAGTTATAAGATTTGTAACCTGACTTTCTGTAATATTAGATGATAACCCTCCAGCTGTTCCTGTTATATTTGATGCTGGAGACATATAATCAGTACCAACTATAGCTCTGCTTACATTACCATTTCCATCCGCTTTTAATAAACCAACAATTGAGCCAGCTCCTCCATTTGAAGAAGATACAATTCCGACTGTTATATTATTAGCATTTAATTGAGAAAGACCAGAACCATTGCCATTAATATTAAGTTTAAAAGATAATGCATTATCAACATAATTTTTAACTGCATTTTGTGTTGGATAAAAAATATCAGAAGGTCCTAATGTTATTGATGTTGATTTATTTGAAGTAATTTCTGATCCCAAACTATTAGCAGTAATAACTCCTTGTAACGTAGTATTTATATTATAAGGTTGAACATTTACCCCAATATTTGAAGTTTGTAAATATGGAAGATTCCCTATCACTATTCTTTTCTTATTATTTCCATTTTCAGAATCTTCAATTAACAATAAATCATTATTAACTGGTACTGTTTTTAATGCAATTTGTGATATTTCATTAGATTGATTTATATGAATTGCATAAGTATCAATTGCCCCGCCAGTTGTTGCATCTTGGGTGCATAAAAAATTTCCATTAGCATCGAATGAAGATATATGAAATCCATTATTACATGTAATTGTATTTGGGATTCCAGGTTTATTTAATAAATCAATATAGCTTCCGCTAAATGCAACAGTTGATAAACTTGAAATATTGGCTTTATTATTTTGTAATTGTGTTATATCAAGTTGTCTATTAGATGAGTATAAAGAAAAGGAAGAAATAGTTTTATAGTTTCCATTAATAACTGGAGTTGATGAACTAACACCTATATTTTTTAATTGTGTTTGGGTCCATCTACTATTTTGAAATAATGGTAAAACTTCATTTCCAGTTAAGGGAATTACAGAAGGAGGAAAATTGATGGGATTTACTTCTGTTGCATAAACTGGATGAATTAAAATTATACCAGTTAATACAAAATAAAAAAATTGTTTAAGTTTCATATTTTCCTCCATAAATCTATTTAACTTCATCATTTTTAATACTATTTGTAAAATCTTTTATGCCTTGTATAACTTGTCTATCTTTAATTATTATATCTCTAAAATATGACCTGACTGAATCAATATTATCTTTAAAAGTTATATCTTTTGTAATTGGAACACCTATACAAAAAATCCAATTTACAGTACTATTAATATATGAGTTAAACCATTTTACTGTTGAATAATTATCTTTAAATCCCACATCAATAGTTAATTCAGAATAAGATTTTTTATCTTCTATTATTTTTTGGTATTCATTTTTTGAAAGAGCTTTATCATATTTAGGAATATAATCATCCCATTTTTTACCTATAGCTATTTTTTCATCATCAAACCCTATAACTTTTGATAAAGGCCAATTTATTAATTGAATTATAAAATCTCTATCAAATACTACAACATATATATTTGAATAATTCAATAGATCCCATAAACTTGTCAATGCTTTAAATTTATAAGAATTTAATGTTAGATAACTACTTTCTATTTTTGATAAAATTCTAACTCTAGATGCTAATATTTCTCCAATATATGGTTTAGTAATAAAGTCACATATAGTAAAAACATCAAAGACTTTAAAATCAAAATTATCTATTTTGCTAGTAAATATCATTAGGATTGGAGTTTTTAAAATTTTAGATATCTCTGGAAAATCTTTAACATATGTATCATCTATAATTAATAAATCATATTTAATATCATGTAAATCTTTATATTCTTTAATATTTTGAATGCTGAAACATAAATGACAAAGGGAATTTTTAACAAAATTAATAATTTCTTCATTATTAGTTAGAACTAAAATATTTTTATTTTCCATTTTTATTCTCCGATTAAATTATACTCTATACACCTTTCATTAATATTGTAATTATAATAGTCACCATACCAACATATGAACCCCAAATTAAATTTTTTAATTCAGAATGGTTCTTAGTTATATCATTTTTAAAATCACTTTGTTCTTTAATTAATGTAGTATTTAAATCAGAGATTTTATCTGTCATTTTGACAATAGATTCATTTAATTTTATTGTATTTTGATTTAATAACAACATTGAATTTGCTAAATCTTTTTGGTTATCTATAATATGTTTAACTTGGTCAGATAAAGCTGTTGATAATTCAACATTATTTTTATAAGCTTCCATCAGTAGAGATAGATCTTGAACAGTGAATGATAACATATCTTTATTAATTGGCATAGAAGAACCTCCGGAAAAATTTAAATCAGCACCATTCTTAACCTTTCTTTTTAATTTGTTCTTTATTTCTATTCTTTAAAAAATTTTGACGTACCATACCCGTCTGTATTATCATATAATTCTGATAATTTATTACCTGGTAATTGTATTGTATCTCTAACATAACTTGATAAATTATTTTCTAATATTTTTAATTTTTCAACAAATTGATATATATTTTCTAATAATCTTAATTCAGTAGATTCAGGATCTTCCTTGTTTTCTAATATTTCTATTAGAGATTGTAATGATTCAAATGTAAAAACTGAATCTTTAGAATGTAATGATTCAATAAAAATTTTAGCTTGTTTACTAGATTGTAACATTTAGTTTAGTCTCCATTTTAAAGTTTTATTTTTAATCATTACATTCTAAAATTTTAATAATGTGGTATACCAACATCATTACTTTCTCTTTCTTCTATTGTTATTGATGCTACACATCTGCCACCAAATAAAGGGCTACCATTAATATCACCATTAATATAAAAAGCACAACTTGTGTCTGCAACTCCAGCCCTAACATAATAAGTTTTTGGTGTTAAAGTTCCATTATTGATATCTATAAATTGTAATTGTGTATTAAATGTAAATCCACTACTATATGTTCCTGCTAATTCTACTGAAATTGCATTTGCATCAGGATTAGATCCTCCACCTATTGTATTGCTAAATAGTGATAAAATATGTAAGCCTCCATTTGCAGTATGAATCCCAGAAATATTAACTCTAATTATAAGTTTTGAATATAATTGTTTTGGTGTTATAGTAGCTTGAAGTATTTGTATTCCTTCAGTACTTTGTGGAATAGTATTATCATATGGAATTAATGAGTTAACATAAATAACATTTTCATTAATTACATAAGATGTAGCAGTATAATCAGCAGCAGTTGCAATTGAATTAGTTGTTGCTAAAGCTTCAGCTGTAGCAAAATAACTGAGTATATTACCATCTAAAGTCCCTGCATTTTCTGCATATGTTACACTTTGTTCAGCTATATTATCAGTATTGATAGCAGTAGATAAAAGTTGAAAAAATGCAGGAGGGTTTCCTCCTAAATTATCAGAATTAGAAACATGTTGTGAAGCTATATTTCCATTATTTATAGCTGAAGCTATAGGTTGATAAAATGATGCTGGTTGCCCACCAAGTTCATCAGAGTTTGTTGAGTTAGCAACACTTATTGAAGTTAATGTATTAGGTTGTAACCAAATTTGTATACAACCATTAACTGCTATATTTGTAATTGCTTTCCCTATATATTGTATATAATAACTTCCACCTGGTGAAACATTAGTAAATGTTCCTGCAACATTTTTTGATAAGTAAAGTTTATCTCCTTTATTAATAGTAACACCTGGTTCAAATCTTGCTAAATGTATATTTCCAACTAATTGGACCCATCCATTTTGAATTACAACACAGTCTGCTAATGATGTTCCATCTGTAGTTGATTTTGCATCTAAAACTTTTAAATTACCAGATTGATTTACTAAATAACATAAATCTCCAACTTGGCAAGAACTTGTATCTACTGGGGTTACATCTGAAGATAAGTCGCTCCATGCTCCATTATTTCCAACACTAAATCTTTTAGTATCTCTAGAATAAACTATTCTACCTTCAAAAATTGAATTCCATATTGGTAAAGTTGTACATGACCCTGCGAATGTGCTATTATATATTCTTTGGTTAATTGTATTAGTTGAATCAAAGTCTGAAATTGAAGAAATTAACATATTAGGATTAGAATATGAAACAGTTATAGCTTTAAGAAAAATATAAGCAGTGGTATTAAATGAAGATATTTCATTTGGACTTAAGACTTGAATTGCAGCTTGAGGTGCTGGTCTAGATTTTGAATATGTGTAAGATAATACTACATAATAAATACCTGTTTGATTAAATGTATCTGAAGGATTAATATAAAAACTACTATCAGATAGATCTACAGAAAAACTATTTGTAACTTGAATTAAAACATCATCTTTAAAACAATTACCAGGTAAAACTGTTAATATTGTTCTAGATGTTCCATCCCAAGTTACATCAAGTGATGAATTTCCTAAAAGGCAGTTTGTTCCATTTGTAATCATTCTTGTTAAAACATTTACAACATTACTATTATAGTTTGCAAATGGATCAACTGTTCTGATTTGAGCTGGAAATATGTTTGACATTCTTTTTAGTTCTCCTTTTTATTACTCAATTATTTTGTTCTTATACTCAAATCTTTATTATTTTTAGAAATGTTCTATAAAAAATTAAGGATTCTCAATACTACTATATATATTAATTAGTAAGGAATATAATAAATTGGTTGCCTTGACCAGATTATTTTTAAATAAATTTAAATCAAATCTAAAGCTCTAATTATAACTTCAATTTCATCTATATGTGGAGCACTTGAATTAAAGGTAATTATTTTCCAACCGTTCTCTTCTAATCTTTCCCTTCTAAAATGTCTATCATTAAATCCTTGATTATGCCAGAATGTATTAGGAAATTCAAAGTCAATCATTTTAGATGGAATTGAAATATCAGTTATTACTTCATAAGTTATATGACCAGTTAAAGTTATATATTTAAAATTATAATTATTAACAACATCTGAAAAATATTTTTTAAGAAAATTAATAATATTTAGTTTATCAGGATGAACTCCATAATAGTTTTCTTCAATTTTAATTTCTGGTTCTTTAGTTGTTTCAGGAACTAATTTTTTAGAATTATTTTTTAAAAGTTTTTCTAATTCATTATCAGAAATTTCATCTTGTATATCATCAATTTCTGATTCTCCAGAAAAAATATCACCTTTACTAACATTTTGTTGTCTTGCTTTAAATGTTTTACCAGCAACTGGAGCACCTGGAAATTTAAGTTTATACTCATTCATATTAGGAATATCATGAATTTTTTTCATATGAGTAGGAGTTAAAATTGAAAATGACTTTTTACATATTTGACATATAACTTCACCTGTTTCTGTATAATATTCTTCACTCATCATTAAACTCCTTTTTCAAAATTAGTATGTCCATATTATTTTGTTCTTTTTACTCGGGAGGATCAAATGTTTTATTACATTTTTACAGTAGGTGTTAATGATATTCATTCAAAAAATCCAGGAGAATTATATTTAGATAACTTTTTTGAGTATACAAATGATACTGTAGATATATGTTTAGAAGCAAAATCTGTATTTGAAAATGAATTAATAAAAACTACACAAGATGAACTATTTAAATCTTTTGATATTAAAAAGATAATAAATGCTTTTCAAATGATTAAACTTAGATCAGGTATTCAGAATACAATTATTTGTAAATGTAAATGTGAATATCAAATTGAAAGGGAGGTGTTAGAAACTCTAGTTAAATATTCAACTAAAGATGAGATTAAGAAATACCAAATTAAAATGTAATTAAATTAAAAAGGAGAGAATTGTTATGACAAGATTACTAAAGGATTTTATTTTATCTAAAATTGAAGATCACATTGGTAATAATTACATTTTTCAAATTCCTGTTATATACAAAGGTTTACCAGAAGATATATTAACATATGGCACATTAGTTGCAATTAAAACCATAGATAAAAATGTAACAGATTTATCTGGGCAGCATACTACAAGTTATTGGAGATGTAGTAATTCCACTAAAGCTATTAAACCAAATCTTACCCAAAAAGAAATTGGAGAAATAATACTATCTCATTTGGAAAAAAATGGAAATGTAATACCTACCAAATGGATAGAAGATATGAAGATTACATCTGGAATTAAAGGCATAGAAAAATTAGTAGAATTAAAAAGCTCTTTACCTATACAAAAAACAGATCCAATTCCAGCTAAAGATGAAACAAAAATGATAAAAGAATTTAGAAATAGATTAACTGGAAATGTTGAAGAATTTGATACAGGATATGTTTTTAATGCGTATCATGTTTGGTATAATAAAGGTGGATTTTTTATTAAAATTATAATTCATTGCCATAGTTGTAAAAAAGAAATATATGGTATAAGACGTATTTATAGAGTAAATGGGAAATTCAGTTCGCCTCAAAAATTTGAACCAAATGATCCATTAGTAGTACTAGTTAAAAAGAATTCAAGAAAATGGATTTGCCAATGTTCAAAAATAACTCATCCTGAACCAATTCAACAAGTTCCAAAAGAAGTTGAGAAATATACAATGTCTGAAATATCTGAAATAATTGTAGAATCAAGAGGATTTCAAAACTTAGAAAAATATGTAGAAGATATGTTTTATCCTGATTCTTCGTTTTCAGCTGAACATTCAAGAGCATCATATTATTTATTTAGAGCGTTTAAAAAAGTATTATCAGAAATTGGAGTGTTACAATAAGAAGTTAAACCTTAACCAATTCTATACATTCAAATGTATAGATAAAATCAAACAAAAAGGAGATTCAAATGACTCAGAAAAAAGTGGAATTATTCATCATTGACCCGCAGGTAGGTTTTTGTCAGCCAGGTAAACCGTTATTTGTTCCTGGAGCTGATACAGATATGACTCGTCTTGCAACAATGGTAAAAAGAATTAAAAATGATTTAAATGATATTCACGTTACATTAGATAGCCATCATTATTTCGATATTTCACACCCATCTTTCTGGGTGGACCAAGCAGGTAAAGAACCTGGTTGGTTTACTCCTTTATCTCTGGAAGATTTTCTTAATGGAAAACTTCGTCCTAAATTTCCTCAATTTTATGATGAAGTTAAAAATTATCTTCAAGCTTTGAAAGATAATAACAGATATATGCATATTATTTGGCCTCCGCATTGTCTTATTGGCTCTGACGAACATGCAGTTATTCCTGATTTATATGAAGCAATTCATACATGGGAAATGGAATCTGATGGAGCATTTATAAACTTTGTTACAAAAGGATCTAATTATTTAAGAGAACACTATTCTGGAGTTAAAGCTGAAGTTGAAGATCCTAAAGATCCCACAACCAAATTAAATACAAAACTAATTCAAACAATGGAACAAGCAGATGAAATTCCTGTAGGTGGGCAGGCTTCAACTCATTGTGTTGCAAATACAATGAGAGATGTTGTTAAAAACTTTAATAGTGCATTATCAAAATTTGTTATACTTGAAGATGCAATGAGTCCTGTTCCTGGTTTTGAAAAAGAAGCTGATCTTTTCTTTAGCGAAATGAAAGCTCTTGGTGTAAGGTTCTGTAAAACAACTGACTACAGTGTTTATTAATATATCATAGTTTCTTATATATGATATTAATTATATATGAGGGAAAATTATGGAGGTATTTAAAGCAGGACAAAAAGTTAAATTAAAAACAATTGAAGAAATAGAACTAATTTTAAAAGGAAAAATATATCCTGGAGCAAGACAATATTGTGGTTCAAGTTTTGTAATATTTATACAATCAAGACCAGGATATTGGATTTTACAAAATTGTCCTTATGAATGGCCTACTGCAGTAATAGAACCAATAGTTGAAGACCTACCAAATAAAACTAAAAAAGTTGATATGACATGGCACCCAGAAGTTAAATCTATGATGGACATTATAAAAAATGATTTAAAAGAACTTGGTTTTATTAATAATGAACCTGGAAGATATCATACATACGATGGACCAAGATTTGGTCATTACAGATTAAAAAAACATAAAGGAGATTAACCAATGCCTAAAATTCAATTGACTGACGAAACAATGATGATTAATACTGCTGCTGGTGTTGTGCAATATTCAGCAGTACATCCAGATCATCTTCAGGCAACCAAATATTGTCTGGCAACAATATGTGCTGATAATTCTTACAGTGTAAAACCTTTTAAAGATCTTCTTTTAACAGTTTACAAAGCTTCAGTGAATGCCTTAAAAGAAGATAAAGCTGTTGCAGCAAATATTTTAGTAAGAGCAACAACTTTTGAAGATAGTGATGTAACTGAAATTCATGGTTTTAGAATGCTTAAAACCATTAATCCAGATACAGATTATAAACCTTTTGGGTGCAATGGTTCAACTCCATTGTTAGATGCAACATTTGATTCATTAACTTCTACTCTTGATTATGCAAAAACATTGACTGATCAGGACTATACTGTTAATGGAATCATTTTTGTTATTACTGATGGATGTGAAAATTCATCAAAAATGATAAAAGACGTTTTAAAGATCAAAGAACAATTGTCTAAAATAAAAGCAGATACAATTGAATCATTAAAAATGATTTTAATTCAAGTGAATGTTAATGACCAATATGTAAAAACTATCCTGGATAAATTTTCAAAAGATGCAGGTTTTGATGATGTAATTGATGCTGGCGCAGCTGACCATAAATCAATTGCAAGGATCATAGGATTTATTCATAAATCCACATCTTCAACAAGTCAAGTAATCGGAACAGGAAGCGCTTCTCAACCCATAGCATTTTAAAATACCACAAGGAGAGGGAATCTTCAATGGTTCCCTCTCCAAAGGATAAATTTATGATAAAAATTATTGAAGATTCTTTTTTCACAAGTGCTAAGAAACCTGAAAAGAATTGCCAAGATTATGTATTATCTGGTAATGACCCAATACCTTATTTAATAGTCACTGATGGGTGTTCTGGGTCAAGATATACAGATGTAGGTGCTAGAATCATTGCACATAATGCTAAAAAATTTATTGAAAAAATTTTTAATAGAACTGATTTAGATCTTTTTGAGAATACCAAATTGACCCAAATGTTTTATGAAAATCTTGGTAACACTGTTATATTTAATTCAAAAAAAGCAACTGATAATATTCCAATTGAATGTTTAGATTCAACTTTAATTGTTGCTTTTGTTTATAATGATAAAGTTCATGTATTTATGTATGGTGATGGTGCAATTATATACCAATCTAATACTAAAGGATTAAATTCAATTATACCTGAATTTGAAGGTAATGCTCCTTATTATCTTTCTTATAAATGTAATATTAAAGCTGAAGCATTAATGGAAAGATTTGCCTCAACTTTTGAAGGTAGTAAAACATTAAAATACAATCTTAATTGTTATGATGTTGATATTAAATATAGTACTCAATTATTTCCATATAATAATCCAAACATTTTTTCATTTGATGTTTCAGATCTTTCAATGTTGATGATTACTTCTGATGGTATTCTTTCATTTACTGATAGATGTAATAATCCAATTGATTTGAGTGATATAATTAAATTATTTACAGATATTAAAAGTAAAAATGGAGAATTTGTTAAAAGAAGATGTAATAAAGTTTTATCGAATTTAAAAGACCAAGATATTTTAAATTATGATGATTTAGCAGTTGCTACATTTTTGTTTACAGAGTTTCAACTTTAAAGGAGAATTAAAATGGGATACAATTTAAATTCAATGGATAAAGCAACATTAGTTGAAGTTGTAAATAATATGTATAAGAAATTAAAAGAAAAAAGTAAATACAAGTTTTAAATGTGAAGAATTAAGAAAAATATGTATTGAATTAAAGCATAAACATTTTTTAGATACACCTTATTCAAGTTTTTATAAAACCTTATAAAAAGGAGAAATTAAATGTCTGGAGGCTTTAAAGAAATTAATAAAGAAGCATTGATTGAGATAATTAATCATGTATATAGCGTATTAAAAACTGGAGAAAAAGTTTCATATAAATGGAAAAGAAAAGATTTAGAAAGACTGATTGTTAAATTAAAAAATACATATTTTAAAGATATTCCATACACTAAATTATTAGAATTATAAAGGAGGCTAACAATGCCTAAAGTGATTATACAAGGTAAACCAAATGTAATTAATTTACATGATACAAATGACTTTAAAGCTTTAGGTGGAGAAGCCAAAATATATGAAAAAAATGGAATTATATATAAGATATATTTAGATCAATCTAAAATGATTCCAATGTCTAAAATACAAGAACTATCAGTTTTAGATCGTGAAAACATAGTAAAACCAAAAGATATTATTTTAAATGAAAAAAGTAGTGTAATTGGGTTTACAATGGATTATGTTAAAGGTTTGCCTATTGTAGCTTTATTTACTAATGATTTTAGAAATGATAACAATATTACTCCAGAATCTACTTTAAAACTTGTTGAAAAAATACAAGAAGAAGTTGAATTTATACATAGTAAAAGATGTTTGGTTGTAGATTTAAATGAAATGAATATATTAGCAGATGAAAAGACTTATGAAAATCCATATTTTATAGATGTAAATTCATATCAAACTCCAAGTTTCAAAGCAACAGCAATAGCTCCTGGTATACGTGATTGGAAAACTAATACTTATAATACAAATACTGATTGGTTCTCATTTGCAATATTAGCATGTGAATTATTTATTGGCATTCATCCGTTTGAAGGAAGACATAATAAATATGATTCTACTCAATTTAAAGAAAGAGTTGTAGACTGTATTTCAATATTTAATAAAGATACAAGAGTTCCCAAAGCTACAAGAGATTTTAGTTTAATTCCAACTGAATATCAAAATTGGTTTATAAAACTATTTGAAAAAGGAGAAAGAATTCCTCCACCTACAATGGCTGGGTTAATGAATGTAACTCAAGTTAAAATACAAGTAATTCATTCTACTAATAATTTTATAATTCAATTTTTCAAAGAATATGATTCAGATATATATAAATATTTTACTTTTAATGGTAAATCTGTCTCAACTCTGAAACATAAATTATATTTTGATAGATCTGAATATAACATTACTAGTCATAAAATTGATGTAATTTTTACACCAAAAATGTTAACTCCAATTCTATCAAAAATAGAAAATGGATATTTAGTTTTAAAAGATTTAACTACAAATAGTATTATTTCAACAAATACATTCTGTACCGAAAAATTTGTAATCAATAATGTTTTATTCTCAAGATTTGAAGGACAAGTTACTGAATGGAATATAGATCATTTTGGTGGAAATTTAATTTGTTCTGTTTCAACTATTTGGGGTATAATGCCTAAATCTAGTCAGATTTTTGAAGGAACTATTTATCAAAATATTTTAGGAAATTCTTATTTCTTAATACCAGTTCCCATTCAAGGCAGTTCTACATCTTGTTATACTAAAGAAATAAAAGAATTAAATAATTACAAAATTTTAAATGCAAAACATGAAAATGGTTGTTTAATTGTAGTAGCAGATGATTTAAAAAATCAAAATCAATTTTATAAGAAATTAATTATAAGATTTGATAAGAACTATGATAACTATGATATCCGAGTAATTGATGTAAAAACTACTTTAATAAATTTTACAGTTCTTGATAATGGAGTTTGTGTAACAATACATGAGGATGACTCATTAGAAGTCTTCCATGTAAATATTGGATCTAAATTTACCAAAATTGAAGATCCTGATATTAGCTCCAATATGATCTTGACAAAAAGTGGAGTAACTGTTATGTTTCATGTTCAAAATAAGTTGTATACTTTGAAAATGAAGTAGGAGGCACAATGGGTGAATTTGATTCCATTAAACAATTTTCAGTTAGATATAAATATGAAAATCTAATAGACGAATTTATTATGTTTAGACATAACCTTTCTAAAAAAAGAGACTTGCATGAAAAATGTAAAGGTTGTGGACATACTCATTATGAAGATGTAGATGGTATTATGAAAATTACTTGTAAATATTTTCAAACACCCTTAGTTGTAAAATTTCCATGTTTCTTTAGAGAAAATGTAATGCAAATTAATGAAATCAAGGAGAATAAAGATGACGTTATTTGAAAGAATTAATATTGATAGAAAACAATGTTTAAAAGATGCTGATGTTGGAACTAGGCAATTACTTGGAATGGTAATTGCAAAAGCAACTTTAGTAAATAAAGTTCCAGAAGATGAGGTAGTTACTTCTGCAATTAGAAATTTAATAAAAGGAGCAAAAGAATTAATTGGAATTTTAGAAGTTAATCATAGTCCAGATAAAGAAGCTTTAGAAAAAGCAATATGGGAAATTCAAGTTCTTGAAGAATATCTACCTAAACAATATGATGAAGACACACTTAGTAAATTAATTAATAGGTCAATTCATTTATTAGGAAATAAAGATATTAAATCAATTATGAAATACTTAAATGAAAACCATAATGGATTATTTGATCGAGGTATGGCTTCTAAAATAATCAAAGAACAATTATCAAAATAAGGATTAAGTTATGTCTAAAATAGAAAGATTTGCAGGTAAATATGATTTTCTATCTAACTTTCCGTATGCATTAGTTTATTTAGATGATATTGCATATGATTCAGTTGAAAAAGGTTATCAAGCAGCAAAAACCTTTAATTTAGATTGGAGAAAAAAGATACAAAATTGTAGTAGTTCATGTTCAGCTAAAAGAATTGGAAGTCAAATAACTAAAAATGGTTTATTAAGACCTGATTGGTATGATGTAAATAAATCAATAATGAAAGAATTACTAATACAAAAATATGCATATCCAGAATTACAAGAAAAACTTTTATTAACTAGAGGAAGGATTTTAATAGAAGGAAATTATTGGCATGATAACTTTTGGGGAGATTGTTATTGTGAAAAATGTAAAAATATAAAAGGAGAAAATAATTTAGGAATATTAACTATGGAGGTATGTGAATTTTATTATAATAAGTTACCAAGAATTAAGTAAAGTTTTTAGGTTTAAAACTAATTACTATATATTAATTATTGAATATATTAAATCGGCCATATTAAACTGAGGTTCAAAATTGAATCTCAGTCATCTTTGTTTTAATTTTTAAACTTATACAAAGGAGAATAAATTATGTTATATGGAGATAAACAAAAAATACTAAAAAATTTATATGAATTGTGAGTAGTATTATGAAATTAGAAATTATAGAGGACGATATTAAAAAGGCTAAACTCAAATTCTCTCCAACATATGCATTTTTAAAAGTTCCATTGAATAGTAAACAAGAAGATATTGATAGATTGGTAAATCTTTCTATATTTATAATTCAATCAATTCCTGATGTTATGACTACTCTTATGGGAAGATTTTATACCAAGAAAGGTAAATATATTACACAACTTCATAATGATTCATTGACATATTATAGTAAAGTTTTTGAGGAAGAATAAGAAAAATATATTAAATGACTCTAAATTTGACTTTCAACGTTCTATTAATTAAACTATATACCCTAAGTTAAACAAATATAAAAGGAGGATTAAAAATGAAATTAAGTGAAGTTGATAACTTGTTGTTAAATATGACTGCTGGTTTGTTACCTGAAGATTTATCACAAGATGAATGTCAACTTCTAAAAGAAAAATATGGAGAACATTGGTTCACTGAGTTAGGATATTCTGTGGTTACCCATAAACTTCCTAAATTCTAAAGGAGAAATAATATGAACTTTGATGGGATTAAAAAATTATTTGAGTCTGTAGATTTGCCATTAAAAATTATGAGTGAACCTTTTGTAAGAGGTGCTGGTTCTAATATAGTCCAAATGGATATTGATAGAACTTTAAAAGGAGCTAGGAGAACTGAAGTTTTTCGTATTTACCCAGGTCATTCTGATAATCTTTTACAGGTTATGAACACTGATAATAAAGTTCATCAATTAGTTCTCCATGTTAAAGAGCCAAAAAGAAAATTTTTTGAAGATATATCATATAGTACCGAAACATTCATAAAAAGAAAATATGGAGTAGTAAGCGAAAATACAATCTCAACATATCTAGCAATTAGAAATATAAAAACAATTGTAAAAATTGGAGGAATTTGGAAGATAGAAAGAGAAACTTCTGGAAGATCTATGCTTTATTTAATGGGTCTCGATGAAAGACAATTGTTCATTGCAAGATTACCAAAAACAATTACAACAGTTGCAGAAGCACATAAGTCATTAAAATCATCAGAGGTTACATTTGCAGAAGGAAGAGCTCCAGGTAAAACAATTCGCCAAGGAGAATGGTTTTTTGTTAATACAACCGATGAAGAACAAGATTATCTTAATAAAGCTATTAAAGACCATCAGTTAATTATTAAAGTTAAATTTCCCATCGGCCATAATCATATTCAAGTTAATAGTCATGTTGCAGATGAAGCATTAGTAGTTCCTGCTAAATTATTGGTTCACGGTTTTCCTATAAGACAGACTACTGATACTTTTGTCAGAGGTTCAGTAAGACATCGTGACCATGATACTGTTAAAATGAGTAAATGGAGAAGAGTTATTCGTAATGATGAGCCTGAATCAGTTGGTGGAGTTACAAGAGATGGAATGAATTGGGTTGATTAATTTTAAAAGGGAATGATAAAAATCTAGAATTTATCATTCCCTGTTTATTTAAAAGGAGAAAAAGAATGGGTATTTTTGATGCATTTGAAAAAGCAGCAATAAAATCAGGTATATGGATTCCTGATACCAAAGAAGCCCCTGTAACAAAACAAGATGATAGTATAAAAAATACAACAAGCCAAATACTTCCATTACAAACTCCTTCTTTTTCACAGGATTCACAAATTCCTGATGAAAATATTTTTAATGCTATTTTACAGAATATTAATAATTCAGTTAAAGATAATAAAGTTAAAATATTATTAGATACTGCTGAAAAAATGAAGGTAAAGATACAAGACGAAGGAATGAGGCTCCAAGGTGCTGCAGCAGTATGTGGTTTAACATCAGATGATTTATTTTTAACACTTAAACAACTGGAAGATAGTTTACATGTTGAAGTATCAAATTTTACAGTAAATGAAATTCCAAGAATGGAAAATGAAGTCAAAAATATGCAAAATAATCTTGAAGAAACAAAAGCAACAATTGAAGATTTAACTAATCAATTAGAAGAAGCTTCAAAAAAGCAAACTGAATTAATGCAATTAATTAGTTCTAAACAATCTGAAAATAATACTACTGTTAATATTTTTAAAGCAACTGCTGAAAAAGTTCATGATTATCTCACCCAAATTTCAAAGAAAGTTACTATCTATATTCAGGAGGGTACAAAGTGAGTGATACCAATATTAATAGAAATTTTTGGGGAACTAATGAAGGCACATGGGCGATGATAATAGGGGTGCCTTTAGGAATAGCATTCTTATTTGGGTTCATTTTTAAACTAGTTCCATTAATTATGGTTGGTCTTAAAATGGCTGCGATGGCTGGTTTCTATATGATTGCTATAGGAATATTAGCGTTTATAGCAATCATACTTATTGCTGCTGCTCCATCAATTTATAAATATTTAATGTTTAGATATCAGCTTTTAATAACTGCGGCATATCGTTCTATTTGGGAAGAAAAACCAGAAGAAGTTTATGAGTATGCAACTAAAGAGATAGCAAAAAGGAGGGAAGTTCTTTCAGCTGGGCAAAGACAAGTAAAAGGAGTTATGAATAATAATGATTCAATTTTAGCTAACTTTTCTTTAGATTTTGACCAGAGAAAAGCAAAAGCTGAAAGATTGCAGCAAAATGGTGATATGCAGGGAGCTCAAGCTGAATTAGTTAGAATTGGTAAACTTATGGAAGCTGGAAAAAATATGGCTGAAGCAAACCAAAAAGTTAAAATGTTCTATGATAAATATGTAAGGGGATTAAAAGCTTTAGACCAAGTTGAAGAAGATGCAAAATTAGATTTTCAAATTTCTTCTGGTAATTACCAAGCTGGAAAAAGTTTATCAAAATCTTGGGGTATGATGAAACAAGCATTCAAAGGTCAAGCCTTTGAAGATGATTTAAGGTCAAACTCGTTACAATTTATGAAACAAGATTTCCAACGTAAAATGGCAAATGTTGATGTATGGTCTGAAGAATGTGAAACTACCATAAAGCATATTGAGGATAAGAATCTTGATTATGCTGATGGTGCTTTGGCTATGTTGAACAAAGTAAATTCAATGGATTTTGGTTCAATTATCAAAAAACCTGAGCAGATCCAATTTAGTTCAGCTCAAGTATTAGATGTAACACCAGTATCAACTTCAACAAGACCATATTCTGAGATGATTAATAAAAAATAAAAGGAGGTGTTATTTTTATGGGTTGGGTAGTATTTGTACTGGTGTCGTTTGGAGGAATCCTTGGTTATTGGATACGAGGTTGGGTTGATAAAAGGAGAGCTAAAAAGAAGGAAGAAATGGACAAGGAGAAATAATGCCAGAAATTTTTCATACTCCAAATAAACCAACAAATGAAGAAGCAAGATCTGAATATATCATTTTTGATTTATGTTTTATAATTGCAACAGGAGGGTATATTCTTAGTAGTTTCAACCTTTACAAAGCAATTCCACTAATGATTTTTCTTTTAGTTCTTGATTATTTCATTATTGGTTTCATAATTAAATTAATAAATAAAAAGAAAAATATAACAATTAAAGGAGATAATTAAAATGGGGCTTAATCCAAACATATCTAAATTCGGAAAGTTGATTGGAATTGCAGCACTTGTTGGAGGTGTTGTTTTTTATGGAACAAGACCTGGTCATTTCATGAGTATGGATTCAATAAAAGCAGTATTCCAGAAAAAAGTTGATCTTCCTAGTGTTGCTCCACTCAAAAATGTTACAAATGTTCCTCTCCTTCCTTTACCTTCAAAAAATGTTATTGGAACTGGTCCTAGCTACAGGGTTGAAGTTGCTCCTTGGAGTGCCCAAAATGGAGCATTCCTTGCTAATGGTGGACCTGTTACAACTGAGGGATCTATCCTTGCTGGTCTTGGTATTACCAATTTAAAATTCATTAGGCAGGATAGTTTTAAACAACAATCGGATGACCTTATTGCTTATATGAAAGAATGGAAATCAATGGGTGGTGGAAAAGCTAATCCCAATAAAGGTTGCCAATTTATATCTTTAATGGGTGATGGTTCTTCTTCATACCTAAGGGCAATCGTTGCTGAATTAACATCTGCTGGTTTTCATCCTCAAATAAAAGTTGCTCTTGGAAAGAGTGCAAATGAAGATGGATTCTGGGGTCCTAAAGAATGGAAAGATAAACCAAGTTCTATGAAAGGTGGAGTTGTTATTGGGGTGCTGTATGATGGGGATATGAACCTACCTTTGAAATATTGCCCGGATAATGATGTTCAAATGAATCCCAATATTAAGACATATGATCCTGATCGTATGAATATTATTCCTGCTCAAGATGATGATTTCCTAAAAGCAGTTGACCAATATAATGTTGGGGTTACAGAAGAACGTGAAATTTCACATAATGGAATTCTCACTGGAAAGAAAATTAAAATTACCACAGATAAATCAAAATCATCTACTACAAGTTTTACTATAGCTTCAACTATTGGCGGTACACTTTATGTTGAAGCAGGTGTTGTTACATATACACCCGGAGACGTAAGAATTACAAAAGGAAAAGGTGGTCTTTTTCCAATTGTAACAACTTATGATTATTATTGGCAGATGCCTGATTTCCTTGTAACAACTAAAGAATGGGCAGATGCAAATCATAATGAAGTTAAGTCTATCATCAAAGGTTTCTTACTTGGTGGTTCACAAGTCAAAGTTCATGATAAAGCTTTATTCAGAGCATGTGAAATTGCTTGTGATTTATATAAAGGAACTGGAGAAGAAGGAACTCCAAAATTCTGGTATACCAACTTTAAGAAACATGAAGTATCAAGTCCGGATGGTTCAGTTGATAAAGAAGGAAAACCTACAGGAAAAACTATTCAAGTTAATGTAGGTGGGTCTATGAACTTCTCAATTGAGGATAACATTGTTGCATTTGGTCTTGAAAAAGGAGATGGTGGACCTGCTCAATCAACCTATACAGTTTTTGCAGATAAAATGGTTGAATTATGGCCTGATAAGATGAAAGATTATCCTGCATTTCAAGATGTTTTTGATCCTTCATTCTTAAATGAAATTACAAAAGAAACCACACTCAATCAAGAATTAACAATGAAACCTGATGTAGATGGTGCACCAATTCGTGAAACCATATCTACATCAAATAAGTCAATTCAATTTATATCTGGAAGGTCTGAATTGACAGCAGAAGGTCGAAAGGAATGTAAAAAGCTTTTTAACGATGAGAATATTACCGGTCTTAAGCTTTTAATTACTGGGCATACTGACCGACATGGTTCTCATGAAACAAATATGAAACTTTCAAAAGATCGAGCAGAAACAGTTAAAAGGTTTTTGGCCAATCTTGGGTATAAAGAAGACTTAATTGATACCGATGCAAAAGGTGATACTGAGCTTCTTGACCCTGCAAATAATAGTACTGCTGATGCAAAGAATCGTCGAGTTGTGATCCAAATGGGTAGGTAGTAAAATAACAAAAGGAGAATAAAATGGGATTTCTTAAAGATGCAGCAGAAAAAGTTGAACAACTTGGTGGTAAAGTTGTAGAAGGAGCTCAAGCTCTTGGTGAAGCTGTGCAACATGGAGTAAATTCATTTAACGAAAAACTGCAAGAAAACCTGGGAGGGTCTATGGAAACCAACGAAGTTAAGGAAAGTGTAGCAAAATTCTGTTCACGTTGTGGCGGTGCTCTCAAAGATCGTCCGGAAGAAGTTGATGGGGATAAAGAATGCACAGTTTGCAGTCATATCTTCCATGAATGTGACTGTGGTTGCCACGGTCTTTGCGACAAGGGAATTAAACAAGCATAATAAATAAACTGTCATTGGGACTCCTGGGAAACTAGGAGTCCCAATCGGAGGAATTGTGAAGTGGTTATTTATACCTAATACAAAGTTGAATCATAATCAATATATTTTAGTTAGAGTTTTCATTTACTCTATTATCCTTTTTATATGGTCTTTGAGCCATTCAACATTAATCCCTCCTATTCAAAAAATAATTTTTTCTTATCAATCTTTAGTAGTTCAAGATAAATTATTTCTTGAAATATTAACCAGCTCTATATTATTTGGAAAATGTCTTTTCTGGGTGATTTTAATTTCTTTTATATCTTCATATCTATCAGTAATTCCAATAATAAATCCTGTAGTACAATTAGAAGCAAAGTTTAGAGCAATATCAATTGTAGGTATTCAATTGTTTTTTACCACAATAGCATCAGATGATTATCATTTAAAAATATGGATTATTGGTTTCTTTACAACACCATGGTTGATAACATCAATGCTTGATATAATTAAAAATATCCCACCCGAAGAATATGATCATGCAAGAACATTAAGATTTCCTGAATGGTATGTAACTTGGCATGTTGTAATTAGAGGTCAGTTTCATTTAGTTATGGATGCAATTATTCAAGTTTCATTAATGATTGTAGTATTCCTTCCTGTAGCTGAAAAAATTATTAAATCAGATGGAGGTATTGGATATCTTTTAACTAGTCTTGAAAGATTCCATGACAATACAAAGATCTATGCTATTGATATTTTATTAGTTATTTTAGTTTCATTATTAATAACTATTCTTAAATGGATTAGAGATTTGTTTTGCCCTTATGCTGAGAAAATTGAAGGAGTACAAAAATGAGTCAAACTCTTTTAAAAATAACTGACTTAAGACATAGTTTAGGTGGTAAAATAATATTAAAAAATTTCAATGGAAAAATAGAAACTGAAAAAATAGATGAAGGACATGGTGAAATTATAGCAATACTTGGGCCTTCTGGTGTAGGTAAAACTACATTATTTAAAATTCTTTCAGGTATTATATATCCAGATAAAGGAACTATTGAATTGTTGTCCAGAAAAGACAACATGAAATACATACATCCACGCCAAGGTGTTATGGGTGTTGTTGCTCAAAAATATCCTTTATTTAAACACTTAACAGTTTTAGATAATTTAAAAGTTACAAAAAAATCAAAAGATGAATGTATTGAAATGTTGAAATCATTTGGTTTAGAAGAACATGTTGATAAATATCCATGTGAATTGTCTGGAGGCCAACAACAAAGAATTGCAATAGCTCAACAGATATTATGTAGCGATCAATTTTTATTATTAGATGAACCATTTTCAGGTGAAGATTTACTTTCAAAATGTGAAATTTGTAAAATGCTAAAACGTACTGCAGATTTAAATGAAACAAATACCATCATAGTTATAACACATGGTATAGATGAAGCAATAAAAGTTGCAAATAAAATTTGGCTAATTGGTAGAGATAGAGATGAGAAAAAAAATATTATACCAGGAGCATATATAAAAGAAGTAGTTGATATTGATGCAAAAGAAATGTCACGAAAATGTTGTAGCACCCCACAATTAAGAGAAGTGTCAGATTACATAACTAATAAATTTAAGGATCTATAATATGAAATATCTTTTAATTCTTATTATACTTTTATTATTATGTTACATTTGTTGGTATGATATAATACTTCTATTTTCATGTTTAATTGTTATATCATTTTTAGGATTTATTTGGCAATTTAAAAAATTAGGAAAAATTAAGGAGAAATAAATTATGTGGTATCCATTGTTGGTATTTGGTAGTATTATATTTTGGATAGTTATTGGTCTTGATATTTTAGTTTCAATAATTTTTATCTATAACGAGAAACCTAAAGCATTAACATGTTATTTAATTGGAGTTATTGCATTCTTTCAACTATTTAGTAATGTAAATATTTGGAAATTATTCGTAAATAATTGGTTTACTTGGGTATGTTATTTTGTAGTATATCTAATAGTAGGGTTTGTTTGGTCAATATTTAAATTTAAGATGAAAACTTTAGAACATAAAAAATTATTAGAAACTTCACAAATAACATCTCATTCAGCAGAATATCAATGTTCATTTGAAGCACTATCTTCTGATGTTGCTAGTTGGGTAACATATTGGCCCTTTTATGTAATAGTGTTTTTAATTGAAGATTTTATAACAAAAATTATAACATTTGTTTGGGATGCATGTTTAGTTGGAATATTTAAAAGAATTTATAATAATGATGTAAACCCAATTTTAAGAGAAAGAATTAAAGAAAGAGACGAAAAAGGAAAAAGAAGAACATAGAATGAACAATAGAAGATAAGTTGTATTAAAATTGGGATAAGTCTTTCCCAATTTTTTTTTAAGTTTTATATCTTCTGCTATATATATTAATTACTAGGAAGAAGTATCTGTTTGTAAAATTAAAAACAGGAAGAAAGGGAGAGTAAATGCAAGTTCAAGGTATGAACCCACAGGAAGCAATGGTAGCTCGCAAGCTGGTGAACGAAATCATCAGGAATCAGTACAAGATCAGAGTCTTCGCAGAATTTGATCTTCGGTCATCTCGGGAGAGGTTGAGAAGTTATTCTTCATCTCCAAACACGATCTGCACCCTGTTTATTAATAGGGTCGGAACAAAGTGTGTTGCAGTAGAGCCCGACGGGTCTATTACCATAATAGATCCGAAAAAGAATCTGATGGGAGAACCAGTGGAATCAATCGTTAATCACTTTCAAAACCTGATGATCGAAAAGATTCAAAAGTGGAACACTTACCTTAGTAGGGTTACAAAAAAATAGATAACTGTTTAAGAGAATTGGGGCATTAGCCTCAATTTTTTTCTTCTATTTTATTTTAAGTTTTTTATTGTCTACTATATATATTAATTAATAGAAGGATTTAATTTGTTATTTTAAGGAGACAATTATGTATTATGTTTATCTCCATGGTTACATCTACATTATTTTTAAACAATATTGTATAGAAGTTACTAATTTGGAATTTAATTGGAGATAATTATGAATATACAAATGACAGCATTTGATTGGTTATGGGAATTAAACCTTTCGTGTTGTGGATTTTTTAGTGTTGAACGACCAAAACAAAAAGAACGAGTTAGTAACAGTGAAATGAGAAGATGGTTTAAAAATGGTTTTATACAAATGAATGAAAAAGTAATTTTAGATTGTAATGAAATAATTGATTCAATTGATACTATAACTTTGTTTTCAAATAAACGTAAAACATCTTTTAAATTTAAGGAGTAAAAATATGAAAAAAGAAATATTAACTGAAATATTTGATTCTTCTATAACTCCAGCTGCTAAAAAGATAATTCACCAAATGAGAAGGTCAAAGCCAAATACAATGTTTAATATTGGTTCAACTTTATGGTTTATAAATAAACCTGATAAATTATCTGAAAAACCTCATGATATGTCTTTTTCATTATTTAGAATGTTATAAGGAGATAATTAATAATGCCCAGATATAGTATAACTTGGATTGGTGGAAAAAAAGAAATAATGAAAGGTGATAAATGATAAATACTAAAGAATTAACAAAAGATTTAAGTATTAAAGAATTAAGAAATTTAGTTTCAGAATTTGAGAAAGAACTATCTAAAAGATTACATAAAGATCATGTATTAACTCATTATAAAAATTTTCAATACCATGAATAAGGGATTTAAATTATGATTCCAGATATAACTCACCCATTAGGAAAGAATATAGTTCAACCTGATAAAAATAAAATAGTTATTGATGAAACTCATGCCATTATGAGTACTAAGATATTAAATCAATTATCAGAATATTCTTCATCTATACCTACTGGAGTTTATGAAGGAAAAATGTGGAAATGTAATGATAGAAAAGGAGGTTGGTTATTATGTTGGTTTGGTCCTTCTAAAGATCCAACAATGTGTTCTATAAATAATAGAAAAATAATTATTGATGATTTAATTATTGGAGTTAATTTATGATAAAGAAAAATTATAGTCTCAGTTTACAAAATGAAATGAAAGAAGAAATAAAGAAAATATCTCATTCTAATGGTAATAGTATTTTAGAAACAATTAGATCATTTATAAGAATTGGTTTATATTTACATAAAATGAAAGAACTAGATCCTAAAACTGAAATAATTATTAAATCTAAAGAAAAAGATCATCTTGTAATATTTTAAAGGAGTAAACATGGAAATATATGAAGTTTATAAAGGATATGGTTTAAGATATGTTCAATTAGTTGGAACTTGTTTTATTGAATATAGTGGAGAAGTAATAGATTATACAAATGGAGGAATAAAATCTATTGAAGAAGCAAAGAAGCTTTTGACAAAGGAGAAATATAAATGAGTATGTATGATGTTAAAGAAGATTCATATAAAGAAACAACAAATGAAATGGATGAAAGAGCGGCTTTAGCTATAAGAAAAACTTGGGAAAATATTAGTGGAGATTGGATGGATCTATTTGGTAAATCATCTATATCTAGAAAAGAAATGTTAGAAGGTGTTTTAGATGCAAATAGAATAGAAAATTATGGTGGTGATGTTGAAGCTGCAACATATATTTATTGGGTTGATAAATTTAGACCAAAAGAATTTAAAAAGTTTTGTACTATATATTTATCTAGAAGGTACTACTAATGAAAGAAAAACAAGAATTAATATCATATGTTATTATATATGGAATAATGGAAAAGTCACCAAATATTCAAAGTAGACTTTACGCAAATGCAGTTTTAAAATATAACATGATGGGTAAAAATTTACATGATCAATTAGCATATGTTATAATAAATTTATCTAGTTGGAAAGGAGAAGAAGCTAGAGAATCAAAAATAAAAATTAAATTATGGATGAAACAAAATGAGGTGAGATAATAGAAGTAGATTTTAATCTTGGTAAATCATAAAAAATAATATAGATGTATTCAATTGATACTAAATTGAATACATCTATATATTTTTAAAGGAGATTTATATGAATAAAAAAAGAGTTAAAGGTGTTTATATAGGGCCAGTTAATATTCATAATATTAAAGATTTAGAACTATTAGAAATAAAAGATATTGATTCTTATAATTGCAAAGTTGAAGTGATACTTCAAAATAAATTACAAGTTGGGTCAATCAATAGTTATAATATAAAAATTCTTGATCTTTCATATTTCAATTATTTTCCTCTTGAATTCGCGCCATGTGTATATTGTTAAACTAAATATTAAAGGAGATTAAATCATGAATGAACTTCTTAAAAAAATAACAGAACTGATTATAAAATATGAAGATGATCATAATATAATATTGGGTTGTTTCTTAACTGAACCTAACGAAATAACATATGAATTTAATGGTGAAAGGTTTACTAAAATTAAAGAAGAAATTAAAAAATATACAAAAGAAGATACAAAGAAAATGAACCATATGATGTATTTTATTAAAGAATCTATAAATGATCTAACAATTGAATTATTTGTTATGTCAAAATATTTAGATGATTCACTTTTTACAGTTTTAAATAATCATTCTTGTTATGGTTGTAATGAAACTACATTTTATAAATCATGGAAATATTTACGAAAAGATTATAGTAAAAATAACATGGGAGATATTATTTCATTTATAATGCAATCTCATGGTTTTGAATTAGAACCTCATCCTGAAACTGCTGATTGGCTTCAATTAAAAATAAAGGTGATATAAAATGAATAATACATTATAACTTGGTGATTTTGTTAAAGTTTTTGGTATAAAAGGAATATTAATTGGAGAAGTATTATATATGGGCAAAGAAGATTCATATGATAAAATGTTATATGTTGTTGAATTATTAGATTCTATGAAAGCAGAAAGTAAATCAGGACCAATAGGTATTGGGCATTTAGTAGCAACAAGAGAAAATATAGAAATAGATGAATAACTAAAAGGTGAAATAATGAATAGCCAAACATTAGAGGAATTAAAAAATTTGAAGGAAAGAGTTGAAGGATTTTTAACAAAATATCCTGAGTTCTCTACTGATATATTATCATCAGTTTCAAAAGGATTAGAAAAATTTAGAGAAACAATGGAAAAACAAAAGAGCAATGAAGCAGATAAAGCCGTAATGTTTATGATTGATTTAATTACAAGCAAAAGATTAAAAAGTAGAGAAAAAGCTATAAGATTATGTCATGTAATCCCATTTCATTTTCCTAATGGTTTTATTGGCGGATATTCAACTATGGAAATAGAATTTTTAAATAGTTTTTGTATTTTATATTTTAATGAACCAAATTTATTTGGAAGTGATTGGGAAGCTACTGTTATACATAAAAAAGAATATTTTATAATGTTGAAAAAACAATGGGATGAAAGACAAAAATAGAATAAAAATAAATCCCATTTGTATTTGGGATTTATTTTTTTATTTAGATATTCTTTTGTATGCTATATATATTAATTACTAATAAAGATTAATATATTTTTTATTACCAAAGGAGATATAAGATGAAAATAAAATTTAAGATAACATACAATAATGAAAATTCAGAAACAATTACAATTGAAGGGATCACAATTTTACAATGTTGGGTCTCACTGTATCCAGAACTTGGGCCTAAACTCAAAGATGTAATAAGGATTGAAATAGATAAAAACTAAATTATTTAAAAGGAGATTATAATGAAAAATATTAAAATGGTTATTATCATTATCATGGTTTCTTTCATTTCAGCATGTGGTTCTGAACAACAACCTGATCCTACTCCAGTCCCCAAACCTCACCATGGGACATTCGCAACTCAAGAAGATTATTCATCGGTAAATGCTAAAGATCGTATTTTGGTATTTGCAAATACAACAACATCTGTAAAATTCAATAATGCAACCTCTAATTCAAAATAAACATTGGTAATGATGAAAACTTTTCATTTTCATTTAATTATGATTAGTTTTCATCATTACCACTAAAAATTAATTTTTAAAAGGAGATAATTTGTGAAAATTCCTAAATTGAATAAATGGATTCCATTTTGGTTAGGTTTCATTATTGTTTCTTTGTTGTGTTGGTCACTTCCGATTATGGCTATTTCTAGATTAATTAAACATTAAAAAAGGAAACCAAAATGAAAAAGGCAACTATTTACTGGAATTTTCATTACAATCAATGGTACATTTGGATTAGTTATAGCATTAAAAACATTATTAGAAAGGTATCTAATAAAATAAAAGGAGAATAATCATGAAAACTGAAGAGAAAAATGTATACTTTCAACTAGTAGAACTGTTGGAAATCAAAAATCTTATCAAATTACAATTAACTCTTTCTTTAAATTCTATGGAGGATTTTCCATTTTCAGAAAAACAGAAAAACGACTTCATCAATGCTATAGTAACCTGCCAGGATTTCTATGATGAAATTGTAGCAATATTCTTTCAGTATTACACTTACGAAGAAGTTGAACAACTTGTTGGGTTCTACAAAACTCCATTGGGAAAGAAAATCCTTATGCAGAATACAGTAGTTATAGAAAAATCATATGATATTGGTATGAAATATGGAAATAAATTTGTAAATCTATTAACTGATTAAAAGGAGAGTGTATGATCGTTAGAATTGAAATTACTCAAGGAGATACAAAAGAAGAGCGAAGAATTGATATACCAGATGATGTTAATGAAGGAATAACTCCTTATATGGTGTACCTGTATTTAATAGGGGCGCTTTCTCAAGGGTTTAAAGGAGTAAAACCTTAACTGATGGACTTTAGCTTCACCCAAATTATACAAACAATCCTTTGTAAAAAGAGGATTGGTCGGTTTCGAGTTGTAATCTCGAGATTGAACTGTATAATTTTGGGTGAAGCTATGTGGGTGGGAATGGTGAGTTTTTTGGGTTTGAAGTTATGACTGGATGTAGATCATTTTTAAGATATCATGATGGTGATAAAGAAAGATATCTTGAGCTTGATATGATAATACATTCAAAGAAAATCGCTATAGAATATTGTGGATTATATTATCATGAAGAGAAAATATTAGATGATACAAGACCAATTCCTGGTAAAGATTTTCACTTAAAAAAATTACAATTAACTAACAATAAAGGATATAATTTAATTCAAATATTTGAAGATGAATGGATATTAAAAGAAGACATTGTAAAACATAGATTATTACAGATATTAAATAAAAATGATAATATTAAAATTGGTGCTAGAAAATGTATTATAAAAGAAATAGATTCTAAAACTAAAAATGAATTTTTAGAGAAATATCACATTCAAGGTAAAGATTCAGCTATTATTAAATTAGGAGCTTTTTATGGTGAAACTTTAGTTTCAGTAATGACATTTTCAAAAGGATCTATTTCAAAGGGGTCTTATCATAAGGAAGGAGAATGGGAGTTAAATAGATTCTGTTCAAATTATGATTATCATGTAATAGGAATAGCTAGTAAATTACTAAATTATTTTAAAATAAATTATGAATGGATCAAAATCTTTAGTTATGCAGATAGAAGATGGTCTATAGGTGATTTATATTATCAATTAGGTTTTAATTTAGAAAAAATTACTGATCAAAATTATTGGTATTCAAAAGGAATTAAAAGAATACATAGATTTAATCTTAGAAAAACAGAAGATGATCCAAAAGATAAAACAGAAGAGATGTTGAGGTTAGAACAAGGGTATAATAGAATATGGGATTGTGGAAATTTAAAATTTGTTTTAGAAAATAATTAATAGCGGAAAATGTAGCCTAAATATATTTCTATATTTAGGCTACATTTTTTTGTTTAAATTTTTAATCTAAATAAATATTAAGCACCGATAGTAAGAGTTGCAATCCCGTTGCTACGCACTAAGGCTGTTGCGTACCTACTAAGGATGGTAAGTGATGGAATGGCACCAAGAGGATAAGGATGAAGTACTGCTGGAACGTATGGGCTATAAAAGAATATGCTCTTTAATTCTTCTTGAGGTTTATAAATAAGAATCATCTGACCTTGAGAAACAACGCTCGAAGTAAGAACTTTCCATTTCCCACCGGCTACTGTTGCTGAACGATATCCCACATCACCATCCAGACTAGAAGTACCGGTATAATTGAATCCCTGAAGGTCTTCAAGAATAGCCACGTCAAGGGGGTTAGCAAGAATAGTGTTAGCTGCATCAATATTCGTATCAGTGTACACCTGAGCCGACAAGGTGTTCAGCACTGGGAGAATGTTTTCATGCCAATATTTGTTACCCCAACTATAACCAACAGGAGCAGTTCTATTGAATGAAGCAGTATGACTAGATGCATTCAATCTGTTATTTGCAGTAATTAAGGAGTTAATAAGTTCACGGTCAATATCAAGAGCAATCTGTTGACCTAAAAGGTTAACAATTTCTGCCTGCATGGAAACGTCAAACAGAGCTTTTAAATCTTGCTCCATATTGATGGTCCAGTTAGCAGAAATCTGACGATCCTTAGCATAGAGACGAATTTTATCAACAGTTAACTGGACAGTAGGATTGATCTTATTATATTCCAGAGAAACAGAAGTCTGATAAGAAATCCATTTGGTTTTTCCAGTTGCAGAAAGGCAAGTCACTGTGCCAGAAAGATAATTAACAACACCAGAAAGAACGTCAGTATCGCTATTAGCATAAGTTACAGCTGCAGAAAACTGGCCTTCAACAGCAGGAACGATAGAGACGTTCATGAAGTTCGTACCATCTTCAGAAACTGAAAGAATCTGCCAATCTCTTTCTAAAGTTGCATTGCTGTTATTCTGACTCATTGCACCAAGAACGTCAAAGTTGGTAGAAGGAACTGCCATAGTAGCAGTAGTCTGAATACCCATAGTAGGGCCATTAGAAACGTCGCCAGTTACAGCAGGTGCAGGATACTGAGTACCATTAGTAGCTGCAAAAGTTGCACGAATGAATGCCTTTACACATTCAGGTTTATCCATAGGAGAAACAGTTACTGCTTCTTTTGCAACAAGCTTAGGATAGAAAACTCTAAGAATAGGAAGAGTTAAACTTTCATAAGGGTTAATAGCAAACATAGAGTTTTCAAGCAGGTTGATACGAGTATTTTCAGCTAACAGTTTGAATGTAGCTGCGTCTTTCTTGCTTTCAATAGACTCAGCAAGACCATTAACGTAGCAAGTAAAGGATTTGTCATCAACAAGAATTTGTTTGAGGTTACCGGGCTTAGAAGGGTCTACACCAGAAACCTTTCGCACTGTGCGATAGACTTCAGTTAACATTTCTTTCATTTTAATTTTTCCTCCATTTAATTTATCTAGTTAAAAATTTATTTCAACTTAGTTTGTAGTATTATTGTTTAATCTTCTTACTAACATTTTATCAGACTCTTTAATATAAAAATCTATTTTATCATTTCCTAATTCGTCTACAGTATTTAAGATAGTAACAATCTCATTCTTAGTATGTAGTGTAATAACTTTTAGAGAAAAAAGCTGAGAGAAATTACCAATTAATTTCTTTACTTTTTTCCTTCTTTCAAAATCAGTTGCTAATTTCTCTATAACTTTTTTTTCACTCAATACTTCTTGTTTCTTAATTAAATAATCTTCTTTTAATTTTTTAATTGTATTTATTTTTTCATTATACACTTGATCTAATAATGGGGATACAAGCTTAATAATTTTATTAGCTAAATTTATTTTATTCTGACTTAAATCTTCATTATCCTTATCTTTAATATTCGTAGTAATAATTCTCATTTCTTAAAGTCCTTTATCTAAAGCTTCTAACAAATTTACTTTTGAATTAAAATTTTCAAGATCTAATTGAGAAGTCTTCTGACTATAATCTTCTCTTATAGATTTTGCTTTAATTATTAATTCTTCTTGTTTAAATAATTTTTCTTTAATTTCATTTAACTCTTTATCTAGTATATCTATATTTTCTTTGTTATTAAAACTTTCATCTTTTTTTGCAATTGAAAATATAGAACCTATAATTTGGTTTATGTTTTCCTTCTTATTAATATGTTCCTGACTAAAATATAAATCATTTCTCATTATTTTCATAGTAATTTCCTAGTTCCTTTCTCATTATAGTTATTCTGATATTAGATCTGTTCTCATTATTACTTAGTTACTTTAGTTTGTTTCTAAATCTCCAACTATACCTTCAAACATTTGTTTAGACCATTCTATAATAGATTCCATTCTTGTACTTAAATTATCTTTATCACCAGTATCTAAAGAGAAGTTATATATATTTACATTTACATCTTGGCCTATTCTATGAACTCTACTATATGCTTGTTCATAATCAGTTATCCTCCAAGGTTTATTTAAAAATACAACTGTATTTGCTTCGATTATTGTAACACCTGTTGATAAAGATTGAATGGTTGCTATTAAAGGATTATATTTATTATCTGTTTTAAATTTATCTAATAATTGTTTTACATTAGCATTTGTTTTTCCGTAAACTTCAATTGGTTTAAATCCTTCGCTTATAATATATTTACTAGTAACTTCAACTACATCAGTAAACGTAGTAAAACATAATGTTTTCTTTTCTGATTTATTTATAATATCAACTAATGGAGATCTAGGTATCATTTGCCCAAACATTTCAGATCTTAACTTGTTTAACAAACCACCAATAACTTCTCCCATAATTTTTAACTCTACATATTTAATTACTGATTTAGAATAAATAAATCTCTTTTTTAATTCAGAAGGTAATAAAGGAATAATATATTTCTTTTCGTAATCATTAGCCCATCTTGCATCTAAAGAGTCTTGTTGATCTCTAGATGAAAATCCATTTTTTTGAAACCTTTTAACTATTTTTTTATATCTAATAAATTCTTCATCATTTTCAATTTTAGGATCTACATATCTAATAGCTTCATCAAAGTCTTTTTGGTATTTAACAAAATTCTTTTTATAATACATTTCTCTTTCTATAACAAAACTTTGAACCCTTTTTTTAACATTTTCTAAAGTATAATCATTTCCATTTGGTATTTTTATTTTAATATCGAAGAAGTTCTTATCTGGTAATTTTAATACTTCTGATTTCATCTTTCTAAACATCATTAAACCTAATCTATTTTTTAACACATCTAATGCAACTGGAACACTTAAACCAAAGACTTTACCAAATATATTTTTAGCATCTTCGTCAAATAAAGGATCTATAATTTGTAATGTAGGTATCATTTCTGAACCTAGTGCTTTAATGGGTGTTCCACTTAATAATAAAATATCATTACATTTAGTTATTTTTGCTATACTTAATAATCTTATAACTCTTTGAGCATCTTTAGACCTAAAGTTATGACTTTCATCTACAATAATACCAACCCTTCCTGAATGTTTTAAAACTTGTGAAATTATTTTACTAATCTTATCTAATGATTCATAATTAACAATATAAAATCTTGCATCTTTTGGTTCTTCCCCAACTAACCATATACTTTGCTTTTCTTTAAAAACTGTATTTATTTCATTAACCCATACAGATCTTAAAGTACTTTTTGGTGCTACTATTATGACTGCTTCTTTTTTCATACCATGCATTAAAGATAAAGACGTAAAAGTTTTTCCTAACCCTTGTTCAAATGCTAATATATAACCATTTAAATTATATTTTTGTTTTTTATCATCATATAATTTTAAGAATTCTTCTTGATATGATTTTAATTTAAAATTTAAATCATCATTAATTAAACTTAAATTAACTAAAGAAGGATAATTTTTTAAAGTTGAAACCATCCAAGTTTCATGTAAAATAATTGATTTTAATTCTCTATACTCCCTCCGCATTGGTAATTGTTCCATTATAAAAATAACTTCTGGCAAGAAAAATTCATGTATAATTAAATTATCATAAAACCACATAAAAGTTTTTATAACTTCAAATATATTAGATAATCTTTTTGATTTAAATACTCTCCTTACATCATGACTAAATTTTTGTATCGGAAAATTTTTGATCATTATATAATGATCTTTATATGGTTTAATAGAAATATCAAAAATAGACATATTAAATCTCGATCTTCTTTACTTCTTCAAATCCTTTTTCGTAATAATCTTTCTCTTTAGGATCTAATGCAAATAATAATTTCATGAATTCGCCAATATGAACTTTTTCTTCATCTGCTATATCTTGTACCACTTTTTGAACTAATTTATTATCAGTGGTCTCTACTAATTGTGTGTACATATGAACTGCTTCATGTTCACTAGCAATCATTTCTCTAATAGATCTTATAATTTCTTCAGTTGTTAATTTTCTATCTTGTTTTGTATATGGAAAGGTATCAGCAAATTGTACTTCATTTAATATTTTTTTGGCTAAATCTTTTATAAATTTATCCATTTTATTTAGTCTCCGACTTTAAATATCTCTGTCTAATTCCTACCCATTTATTTCTTAATCTCTCTAATTTTCTTTGGCATTTTTCAGGATTAGATGTGGACTTGCATTTAGGGTATTCAGTATATACATTATTTAAAACATGATTAGCTGCAACTACATTACATTGTTTAATACAATCTTCATTATGTGTTTCTTTTGATTCTCTACATTTTCTATGGCATGTATCACTAATTTTTCTGTAATGATAATATACAGCCATTCCGATAGGCCCGGCAAAATTAGCAGCTAAAGAATAGTTTAAAAATTTACCGGACCTATTATCTGTCTCATTTAATGATTTTAGATAGTTCTCAACTAAATCCATAATTTATCTCCAATATTTAGAAATTAATTATTAGGATTAACAATGGTATCAGTAGTTCTAATTGCAGAAATAGATGCACCATTATTTGTAACAGTTCCAGTATTTTGGAAAGGAAGAATCCCAACTTGTCTTACCCTTGCAATAATAGGGAACGAAGAAACATAAGTCATATTTGGTGAAGTTATAGTTTGATTAGATAATGGTGTTGCTAAAGTCATAGATTCACTAGAAACAACTGCAGTAGGGTAAATAGAAAGTTGATAATTCCCAGTTCCACCAGACCCACTTGTTCCATTTGTTCCAAATGCTAAAATTGTTGTTCCTGTAGTTATTCCAACTCCGGTTAAAATTTGTCCAGCAACAATAGTACCAGTTGTTGCAGTAACATTTAATATACCATTATCTGCAGCAGCTACAGTTGCAGTAATTGTAAATGATGAACTACCAGCAACTACCGTGTCAATAAGAGGAACATAGAAATAAGTTCCAGTTGGGTAATTTGTTGAATTTAAAGCTGGTGAACTACCAATTGGAGCAACTCCAGTAAATGTTGTTGCAGTAGTTCCAGTATACGAATATACATTATCACCAATTCTTAAAGTTGTATTTGAACCACTAGCTGAAGGTGTATCAGCAGGAACAGATGCAACTGTAATAACTCCACTACCAGCACCAGCTGTCATTTGAAATTCTGACTTATTTGGATCTGTAGTATCTCCACTCGTTGCTTTAGCAACAAATACTCTATCTCCAGAAGAAACTCCAGTAACAGAAACAGTCATTGTAACAGGAGGATTATGAATAAGACCATTATTATCTTTCAACTGCATATTTTTTAAATCTGTAACTGTTCCTGCAAGGATCCAAACACCTTGTGCACCAAAGAATGTACTACCAGCAAAAGAACCAAATGGTGCAGCAGTAATTGGTGAATAGTTTTGAGCAGCTTGATAAAAACAACCTTCCACGGTTGTGCCAGTTCCAGTAGCGTTGGTGTTTAATTTATTAGTAATATATTTTAAATATTGATAAACTTGAAGACATGTATTTCCATTACCATTAATAGTTACATAATATGGTTCTGCACCATCACCATCACCAATATCATAATTTGATGGTGATCCTAAGAATGTGATTACAGGAGCATTTGCAAGATAAATTGATGCAGTCATTGCTTGGCTTGTTGCAGTAACAGTTGGGTTTATCGAGAGTTGATATGTACCCAATCCACCAGTACCTGTTGTACTATTAGTACCAAATGTTTGTATAACTGAGTTACCAGGAATATTAGTTCCTGTAATAAGTTGACCAGCTACAATTGGATTAGTTCCAACTCCAGTAACTGTTAAAACACCACCAGTAGTGCATGAAGCAATTATCATACTTCCAGTATCATTTATATCAGATGAAGTTGCTAACGGAACCGGGTTACGACCACCTGTCGCGGTTGCTTGAACTTGGAAAGCTCCATACGTATCACCAAGATTTCTTAGATAAGCTGTTACGTTTTTGGAACTAATATCAGTACCAGCATTTGTAACTTTAATTAATTGGTCAATGTGACCATTTACATATCCAGTATAAGTTGCAACTGCACTTGTTCCTTGTTCCCAATAAACAACACCAGCAGTATCAATAGAACCCAAAGTATAAAAGTTTGCCCAAATATCATTACCACCACCTTTAATAACAATAATAGAACCACCATAAAGATATTGAGTATCAGTTGAATCTGAGTTAAATGTCCAACCATTAATTAATTGATATTCTGTAGGAGTATTTGCTTGAATAGGAACAGTATCATCCATTTCGGCAGCATTGGAAAATAAAGACATTAACCAAGAATATAATTCATTAACAGTATGTCTTGTTACACCAGTCATTGCTTCTGATGTAGTAATAGCAGTAATAGAAATATTAGAACTAGTTGTAATATTAATTAATTGATATGTTCCATTCCCACCAGTACCTGTTGTACTGCTAGCTCCAATTGCACCAACAATAGTGCCATAAGGGATTCCATTACCATTAATAGTAGTTCCAGCTACTATATTTCCAGTAATAGATGATACTGTTAAAATACCAGCAGAGGTACATGTTCCAGTAAATGAAACTTGCCCAGCAACGTTAGTATTTTTAGATAATGTTTTAGACCCATAATTCAAAATCCATTCACTTGTTCCAGTTGTAATTCCATCACCTATAATAGCTGCCATTTTTTATTCTCCTATATAGTATTTATAGTATCTAAAACTTGTGATACATTTAATGAAAATCCTGTTGAAGTTATTACACCTGTAGTTGAATATGGTAAATATGAAGGAAGACTGTTTCCTTTTCTAACATTAATTATAATTGGGATTGTTACTCCTGCATATAGATATGAAGCTGATACAGAAACTTGTGTTTCAGTAGTTCCAGTAGCAACTGTATTTAAAATAGAAACTGTTGGTGTTGCTGCAGCAGCAATATAACAAGAACTACCTACCCATACATTATTTAAAGTTATCCCCACTAATGAACCATTAACATCATTAACACCACCACCAAACCCACCAGAAGTTTTAGCAAAAGCTAAACCTATATTCCATGTTGTAAATGTTCCAGACCCACTAGAAGAGCTAATTGTTAATATTAAACTCGTACTTGTAGAACCAGAAGTAACAGTACCAATCATATAATTAGATGTATTAGCTGAATCTACAACTTTCAATTGAACACCCACAATAAAACTAGAACCACCAGTTCCACTTATTGCAAAAGTTACATTTCCACTACTAACTATTGTATTACTAGTAGTCGATGTAGTAAACCAACCAGTAGGTGTTAAATTTAAATTCTGAGTTGATAAAGCCGATATTGAATAACTGCTAACATTAATATTATATGTAGAACTATATGTTACACTATCAGATGTAGATAAAGCTGCATCATACGTAATATTAGATAATTGTGCTGCCCAGTACTGAGTATAATCATATAACTGTTGAATTGAAGCATTCCCTAGTAATGTTATAACTCTAGTAACTCCATTTATTGTAAATAAACTTGAATATCCTGCAGCAGTAGCTAATGATGCTGTAGTATAAGGATTAACTGATAACATTATACCTTCATTAGATGTAGTTACTATAGTTTTTTGTTCTTTAAGAAATTGGTATCCGTAATATCTAACTGATAAGATAAAAGGATTAAACGAAGTAGTACCTTCTGCAAAATTAGTACTATTACCTGTATCAGGATCACCACTCCACATACAAACGAAATAAAAATTATATTCAGTAACAACGAAAGATGCTAATACTCCACCAGTCGTAGTTGTTGAATTTAAAATAATATTTCCAGCATTATCAATTAAATAGTAAGATACTCCAGTTAAACCATTAGAATTAATCCAGGTACAAGTCCATTGTCTATTAACTGGCATTGATTGAACCCATGAACCATCACCACCACTACTAACATTAGGTTCGTTAAAATCGAATGCCCAATTATCAATATCACAGTCTATAAAATTTCTAGTACTACCAAATAGAGCATATCCACTAGGAGCAGTTCCTCCTGTTAAATTGTTATCATTATCACCTAATAAACAAATCGAACCTGTTTGATATAAAGAATTACTAGTTTGAGTATTAGTTGAATTTCTTAAATACAACCCTTTAATTTTTGCTGGTCCTTCGCTTATAATATAATAATTAGGTCCGTAAATTCTAATATTTTGCATTGTACCTTGACCGAAGTCAGCTATAACTGCTATAGCTCCAGGACTACCAAAAATTGCATTAATTAGAGTACCAGTTGGCGATGAGAACGCCACCTCACTATAAATATTATATGCTGTAATACTAGCAGAAATAGCTGGAGTAGTTGTTTGACCTGAGATAACTACTGGTACTACTGATGAAGAGTATAAGTTTATTTTACCTACAGCAGGAGCTTCAATTATTAGAGTACAACCTCCATTTGTATAATAATTAGTATTATTAACTAAATTTCCTAGTTGAAAAATTGAATTTGTTCCTGCATTTATTGAACTTGTAGTATTTCTTGTTTCTAATATTTTATCAGTATCTGCTAATATTGAATAATTTGTAGAACTTGTATAATTTAATCTTATACCTATAATACCCAAATAGTAATAATTACCTATTGCAGTAATTAAATTATCTACTAAATTTAAAACTTGTCCTGCTAAAGAATTTTGTAAATAGTTATTTACTACATAAGTATTTCCATTAGAGGATAATATTTTAGTTCCTGCTGGTACAGTAATTCCAGTTACTAGTGGATTTCCAGTAGCTGTTCCTGTAATAGTACCAGTAATAGTATTACTAGTACTACTAGTGCATGTTAAAGTACCTACAGTAGATAAATCTGTTTGAAGTATATCATTTAAATTATAAGAAATTGCAAAACTAGAACTAGCTGAAGGGTTGGTTAAAAAATTTATAGTGGATGTTATCACCGTAGCAGTATTTGATGCTATTTTACAAGTTTGACTATTACTATTATTGGGATTAATCCATAACATTCTACCTGCATATTGAGGATAACAAATAGCTGCTGAATCATAAACTCCTATTGTCCATGCAGTATATGTTCCGGACCCTCCAGATGAAGTAATCGTAACTGTTAAAGACGTACCACTATTGGACGTTACTGTTCCGATCATATAATTAGCAGCATTTGCAGTATTTACTATTCTAACTACTTTACTAGTAAAAGATGCATTTGATGCACTTAAAGTAAATACTTTACTACCACTACTTGCAATAGCAGATGAAGTTGTAGATGTTGTTATCTGTTCAGCATCAGCTCCTGTAGAATAATATATAAATTGGTAGGCTGAAATTATTGTAATTACTACATAAGTCCCAATATAACAAGTATAACCAGTAGGATTAGTTGCACCAGTAGTAGTTACTGAGTCCCCTACTACCATACCATGTGGATTTAATGTAGTTAACATTACGTTATAACTACCATTTATTCCACCATTCCTCATCACTACAGGATTAGAAATTGATGCCATCGTGACTGTATTAGAGGTAGAACTAACTACAGTTCCATTTAATTTTGAACCTAATATATCAAAACTAGGACCAGTTGCATTATATGTTATAGAACCCATAAATTAATTCCTTTATCAGTAAATTTCACTTTGTAGGTTTATATGTTTTATAAAATTTTGAAACTTCTTCAAATATCTTAGATTTATTATCACCAACTTTATTTTGACATTGTTCATAAATCATTTTTTGAACACTTTTACTAGTCGTTCCTTTAATTTCCATCATCTTATATATATGAGCATCAGTAATAGTTTTCTTTGTTACATTTGTAAAGTCTACATTATTAGATTCAAATACTGGGTCAGTATCTTCTTTTCTATTTAATATATCTTCTCTTAATTCTTCAAAAGTTTTATCTTTTTTAACTATTTCAGGTTTAACATTTTGAATTTTCTTTTCTTGTATTGGTGATTCAAATATTTTAGTTTTATTAGTTTTAATTTCTCTCTTTTCCTCACCTAATATAGCACTAGCTTTAACTGTTGATTTTTCAACAATTTTAGCTTCTGCTTGTACTGGACTTCTAACTTCAAATTCTCCAACCCAAGGACTTAAATAAAATCCCTCACCATTTATAGATAATTTAGAATTTATTTTTTCACCATGATTTATTTCTCTTTTAACTATATTTTTCAATGGTGGAATTTCCACTGAAACTGAATTTTCAGAAATTGTAATAGGAAAGCCATATTCAACTCCATCAAGTTCTAAAATCATACTACCATTAATATTCTTATAATCAATTCCAGTTACTTGTAATTCAAAAGTTAAAGATTTTTTTTGACTAATATTTATTTCTAACATTATATTTATCCTCGCAACCGGACATTAATTTTAATTTTCCCTTCATTTATTTGTTCTACAACTTTTTTATCGTTATCAGTAAATCTTAAAATAATACAAGTTGGTTTTTCTTCTTTATGTATTAAACCTGCTCCACCACCTCCACCATATGTTATATTTTCAACAGGTGTTGGAGATACAGATTCTTCAAGCATTAACCAATCAGGATATATCATATTTCACCTATGCCGGTATTCTTTGTTTTTGATCACTACTAATATTAAACACTTGTAGTATTGATATTCCATCATCATCATAAATTAAAACATTTCTTCCATCATCTGAAACAACTGCTTTATTTGTTTGCATTTTTCTTGCAAGTGATGCTTGATTTAAAGCATTTAATGCATTAGTATTAGCATTATTAGCAGCTACTAAAGCCTGACTAAGATTTGAATCTTGTGTTGTAGATAAACCAGATCCAGTACTTTGTAATACAACAGTTGATGCTGCGGATTGAAGCAATAGAACTTGAACACCTGGAGAATACGCTATTGGGTCTCCACCTGGTCCTCCGACGAGATTACCACCACCGACTGTAACGATGTACTGTCCTGGATAAAAATAGATCTGCCAATTGTCCAATAATTCGACGGTGATACCGATATAAATGTCGTTCCCGAGAGGCTCCTTCCCAGAGGCTGTTGCGATACTCCCATATGTTATCCCCTGTGTAGTATATTCAATATCTCTAATATCATTTATTAAATCTTGCATTACTACTGTTGTTATCCCTGCTGGTATACTTATCAATTGATTCACAAAATCATAATCATATAACATATTTGTTAACCCCTAATTCTTTGATGGAGTTGGATTCGGCAAACTCATAAATAAACTATAAAGTTGTATTTCTAACATTGTATGACTACCGCCATTAGGATCTAAAACACTACCATCATTTGGATTTAATAATGGATAACTTACAGTTGGATCGTAATTTACAACTACTATAGATTTAGGAATAGTACCAGTAACTATTCCATTTGTTGTGGTTACAGTCTGAACTTCAAATACTATTTGTGGATTTGCATTATACGTATTGTCAATTCTGACTTTGTTAGCTCTATCCCATGAAACTATAGTTGCAGTTTGTGTAACTTGATTTAATACTCCATTTGCCATTTTATTAGTCTCCTAATTAATATTTGTATTAGGATTTTATACCCATCTATCAAAGAATGTAATAACTTTATTTTCAACTAATTTATCAAAATAATTAGGAAGAAAACATTTTCCACCAACACAAATTTGATTAACACTTTCAGTTATCATTTTAGCTTCAAATTTCATTTCATTAAAATCTACAACTGCAGCAGCATGACTTGGTAAAGAGACTGCATCATAACCAATTATTAATAATGGACCTTTAACATAATTAGCTCCATCACGTCTTTCTAATTCAGCCATACCTCTCATAGACATACCAATACCAGATCTATCAGTCAATAAACCTAATAGATTTCTTCCATTAATAGTTGAACATGTTTCCAATTCTCCTATTAATTTGTTCCCTTCAAAATAATAGTCCACAATTATATGTGAGACTTCTTTTAAAGAAACCGTAGTTTGTCTAACTGTATCAAATTCATGATTACCTTGCGGAAATGGATGATCTAATTCTCCATAGAATGCTCTTCTTTTCATTCTAGCTCTACAATCATCTAACCCATCTTCCATCACATTTCTAGGATAGACTCTTTTATTTTGATTTCTTTCATCTACAGTTTGTAGAATCATTTTGAATCTAGCTTTATTTGATGTTTGTCTTAATATTTCAGCTTCCTGAAATAGAGTAGATTCCATAATAAAATGTGACGACATAATACCTCCACGACTTATTTATTTTTTATCCTTTTCATCACCAACTTTATCTTTTTCTAAGTTATAATATTTCTTTAATATAATATATGTCTTTCTTAAGAACTGATAAAACATAACTATAATTTCATCTGTTCTATCTCTAAATGCTGTAATGTTATCTATCATAATTTTGAATAAATCAATTACCTTAACTACATATGTTCTTAATAATAATAACTCTTCATTTGAACTTGTAGATAAGAAAGTTTCTATTGAAACTAATCTCGAAAATATTTTCTTTAATTCATATATTCTACCAATTTCAACATCTGTTTTTTGAGGCATGCCTGTTAAAGGATCTACTTCTCCTTGATCTGTAGGCATACCAGTATTTGCATCTATTTGACTTCCTGGATTATCTTTTGCTTCTGCATCTTCATCTGCAATATCTTCTTTTTCGGCATCATCATCTATAGTTTTATCAGCAGGATCTTCAACTTTTTTATTTTCAGGATCCTCTTCATCATTTGCTTCATCTAATGGATAATATGTATTATATGTTTTATCCACAACATTTGGAACATCTATAGTTGAATTAAATGAATCATCAGTTACTAAATTTTGTTCATCTTGCATCTTAGGAAATATAGATTTTCTTTTTACAATAATTAATTTATCACAATTTTGTTTCTCACCATCTTTTGGGAGATCATTAATTACTCCTTTAATCTTATTTAAAAATTCATCTATTTTATCCATTTAGGTTATCCTCTATAATTAACAATTATCTTTACCATTTCTTTCCATGAAAGTGGATTTCCAATTCTAACATCAACAGAAGTTTTAAATGTTCTAAAATCTAAATTAATATGTTTATCTTTTGAATATAATTCTAATATATAATTATATACTTCCATTTTAATTTCATCAGAAACTTCTGGATTTATATAATGTAACATCTTTTTAATATTATCAATTATTTCAGTCATACTATACCTAACTTCATATACAGGAATACGACTTAATAAAGCTGTGTCTATATCTTTTCTTGCTAAGTTAGTAATTATTAAAATTTTACCTCTAAATTCAAATTTTTGTGGGACCGCAGAAACATTACCACCTGTTTCAACTGTATCTAATTTTCTTTCTGTAGGCATAGATACTATTCTTTTTCCATAGGAATCTGTAATTGATTTTAATAAGTTAACTGTATTTTCATTTCTTAAAGGAGTATCAAAGTCATCTAATATTAATATTCTATCTTTATTGTAATATAATAATGCAAATACATCTGATAAATCTAAAGCTGCACCTTTTTCAATTGAATAATCTTTTCTTGGTTTCAAACCTTCAAAATGCAAAGTTCTTCTTACAATATAAGTTTTTGAAGTTCCAGGAGGACCGCATATCATAAATGCAGGACTCTTTTCTCTAGTCGTATATTTAATAAATTCAATTAAACCATAATACATTTTAAATGCTGGTTCTTCTTTCTTTTGACTATTAAATAGTTTATCATTTATTTCTTGTTCTAATGGCCCAGATACATATCTTTCATACAACCAATTTTTAAATTTAGTAAAGTAATATCTATATTTCCACATTACATTCAATGCAATAAGAAACCCATATACTCCACCAAATATTTTTACTTCTGGAGGCATTCCTTTTGTATCACCTAAACCAGGTATCATAAATTCATCTAATGGGGTATTATATTTTTCTTGTAAAAAATTATCTCTCTTTAAATTTAAATGTTCTCTTAAAGGTTTAACTTTAGATGTAGCACCTATTTCACCAAAAAATTCTATAAATTTATCTATAGGCATTTTACCATCAAATACAAAACCAGATGCAGGTTCCATTTTTTGATTATAAATATCCATACCATAAATTTGAGTAAAACTATTTGTCTTAGATGTAACTCTAACTACTAATGGAATTTTATTAAAATCATTATGAATAAAATATTTAACACCATATAATTTAGCAATATCCTTTGTAGAAAATTCTTCAATACCAGGTATCTTAATTATTTTTGTAATACCTTCAAACTTTAATTTATCTAAATTTAATATTTTATTCATAATGATCTCCCTTAAATACTATTAGAATGTACCGCCCATACCTCCGCCGCCCATACCTGACATATCAGGCCCCATACCCATTCCACCAAGACCTCCCATACCCATTCCACCTTGTTGGTCTTGTTGTGCAATAGCTGGGTCCAAATTCTTTTCAATTTTTTGGTCAACTTCATATTTTTCAACATCATCCCAATCAATATTAGTAAGATATTTCTTTTTGCTCCATTCACGTGGAACTCCTACCTCTTCAAGCGAACGTATAAGGTTACAGAGATCAGAAATATGCTTACTTTCTTGTTCATATTGTAACGCTCTAGGTGTTGCTAAATTAATTGTGCAATCATCTAAAAGTGTAAGAGCTTCTTCGGGATTTATTAAATTATGTATTTTTTGAATTAATTCCGAAATATATTCTGATAAATATTTTTGATGAAAAATAATTGTCCTAGCAAAAATTACAGATTCTTCTGATAAAGTGGCTTTAGCATTAATTCCTTCTTCAATTCCTAAATATGCTGGAGTAACTCCTAGACTTGATATTAGTTGATCTCTAAGCATCTTTATTTCATCACTCTTAGCATGAGTATCTACATTACCATCTGTCATTGTTTGAATATCAACAAATGGTTTTCCATCTTTTTGAGGAATAAACACATCCTCAAAAGTCCCTACCATACTCGGAATTGTATCAATAGTTCCATAACTATCTAAAGAAACTTTTCTTTTCTTTAACTGTTCCTTAAGATGCTCTATCATCTTCTTAGCGTCTCTAGGAAGTCCAATTTCAACCATAACTTTTCTTTTTTCAGTTGATCTACTAAGTCTCTGTACTACTAATGCTGTTTCCATAGCAATTATCATTTTAGCAGTAAAATGACATGATTCAAATATTGATTCACCATATGGATAAAATTTAGTTGAAGGAACTTTAAAATGTTGCATTCTATCAGGTGAAACATACCTAACATTTATAGATCTAGAATAATCAGAATTAGCAAGCATTGCAGTAATAATATTTCTTATTTCTCCTTCTGCGTCTCCTAATTCTTTAATCTCAGGAATCTTAGTTTTAATTTTTTGTAATATAGATAAACAAATTGAATTTATAGCTTGGTCTTGAACTGAAATCCCAGGATTTATTGCCATCTTTGGAAATACTAAATAACCAAAACAAACTGGAAATAACTCAGTTTGTAATTTAATAACTTGGCTTGGTTGATAATATAATAAATTAATATTATCAATAGCCATTTTCTCATCTTTTTCAGCATGAAGAGAAACAGATCCACCTTTAGTGTCATATGATAATTCTTGTAATGTACTAAAATCAAGATTTATTTTTACTGATTTATTTTCTCCAATTCTTTGTTCAAAAGAAACAATACCCGAATCAATTGGTTTATCACCATGCATCTTAATTCTTAAACCTTCTGAAACAATAGACTTACTTGTTAATGCAGTTTTAGCATCTGCAATTTCACAGAAGAAATCTCCATCTTGTAATGTATTTCTAACAATTAAAGGTAAATTCTTTTCAATTTTTAATTTAGAAATTGTTTCTTGTATAGCAGTACATTTAGAACTAGTACTAGATTCACCTTCTAAATATGTTTTAGGTTTAACTTCAAGAGATATTTTTGTAATATCATCTGGTGATAAAATATTATCTACTAAAACACTTAATGCTCTAAAACAATAATTGATATAATAAACAATTGCTTCATATGATTTATATCTAGCAAGTCTACCTTGTTGACCAAATGACGCAGGTGATGAAATACCTTGACCAAATAGACCTTGATTTCCAGATTCAATGTTTACATCGTTAGTTTGTGAAATAATATGTTTCATCAAATTAATATAAGAATTTCTATTAGCTTGGGATCTGTACAATGATATATCTTTAACAGCTTGATCTAACTTAGAGTCAATACTTGTAGTTTTAACACCTACAACTGTAGTTCTAAGTTTATCGAACGTATCTCGTAAGCTCATTTATTAAGACTCCTTCTCATCTAACTCATTCTTATTATTCATCAAATTATCAGTTGCATTTCTTCTCACTTCATCACCTTCATAAGTGGTATTGAAATATTCTGCAATATTAAAAAGTAAATTTTCTTCATCTCCAAAGAAATCAATTAATTCTTTTTTTAATGAAGGTCCTAAAAACTTTAATGTTAAATTAATAAAATCTTTTAATGCAGCTTGATACTCATGTTCTTGTAACATTGTAGATTCAAGAGAATAAATCAATATACGATCTTTATGTATAATCTCATATGATTTTTTCATTACAAATTCTAAAAGAATCATATATGTTTCAAAATTTTTAATCTGAAATTTTTTATGAATTGAATTAATTTCTTGTTTCTTTAATTGTAATAATTGATAAATAAATACTGATACTATTATCAAACCACTAACCATACATACATAATTCATTTATTCACTCTCCTTTATAAATCACTTATAACATCTTCTTGTATAAACATTACTCTTTCTTCCTTAAGTATTTGTTCTTCACAAACCTTAATACCTAAAATTTTTGTAGGACGTAAGATTAAACATCCCTCAGATGTTTCTATAATTGTAACATTATCTGATTCCATTAAACTACTTATTTCTTTAGTATATTCTTGAATATCTTTATTATCACTATCCTTAATTTCAATTGGTTCAACACCGTTCTGATATATAATTATTTTTTTCATTCTCAATTCCTTTTTTATATTAGATTTACTCTTTTCCAACAACGACGGATGAGAATTCAATATTTACACCCAATGATTTAACTCTAGTTTTAATCTGTTGTAATTCATGTTCAGTAATATTAACAACGGTAAATGGGCTTCTTGTTGCTTTACCTTTAATAAAGAAAAATAGATTAGGAGTTTTAACTTCTACATTATATAACATGATTGAGTTATTCCTTTTTGTTGTGCAAAAATGACCCCTTCTTAAAAATAAATTTAAGAAGGGGTCATTGTAAATAAAGAATAAACTATTTGTTACATTTTAATAATTCTTTTCTTAGTTGTAAATTTGAGACCTTCTTTTACTTCTTCCTCTCCTTCATCTTCCTCATCTTCTTTCTTATCTTCTGGATCCTCAAGATCCTCATCTTCATCTAATTCTGCGGTAGGTGATTCATCATCGTCACCTTCAATTTCGTCTTTCATATCAAAATCATCATCTTTTTTATCATCATCTTCCATGAAGAGTCTTAAAGCTTCTTTACATTGTTCAAGTTCACCTTCGTCATATTCTCCCATTTGACTAGGTGAAGCAGGAATTTTACTTTCACCTAATTTTTCATCTACATCTAATTCATCTTCTTCACCTTCCTTACTATCTTCAGGATCTTCTTCATCTTCCATTTCCTGAATAAGTCTTTCAATTACAGACTTTTCAACATCATCACCAACGATGTCGTCTTCCAAATCATCAATTGACGGTAAATCCTGGCCACCAGCTTCTTCATTTTCAGGGTCATGCATTTCCTGCTCATTTAATTCATCACCATCTTCGTCATCTTCTTTGTCATCTTTAGAATCTTCAGTCTGTTCCCTAAAGATTCTGAATGCTTCTTTAACATCAACAATATCTTCACCTGGATCATCAATTTCTTGGCCACCAGCTTCTTCATTGCCCGGATCTTCCATTTCCTGCTCTTTTAATTCTTCTTCATCACACTCATCACCATCCGGCTCTTTCTTATCATCAACTTCAACTTGTTTGTCTTCATCTTCCATGAAGTAATATCTTTCAAGAATAGAACCAGCATCCTTAGCATCCCTATGGGTTTCCATTTCGCCATCACCCTTATATGCAAGGATTTTACCAACCATTGGACCCTTTTCTAAATCAGATGCATCATATTCGTTAAGAGCCTCTTTCAGTAAATCAACATAAGAAACACGCTTTGCCATTAGTAAATCCTCCTGATGAATAGAAGTGAATTTAACACTTCCTTTTATTTATATTAGTATTTTGTTCTTTATAGAATTTATTATAAAAATGAGAACCGATCTATAAACTACTACCAAGACCATCAAATCCTAATAAATTTTCACTAGTAACATCTTGCTTTTTATCATTAGAAACTTTACCTACACTTAAGAATCTAAATGTTGTAAAGTCAACTTTAAAATCAACATTAACATTTGACTTTCCATTTCTATTTTTTGCAACTTTTCCATGAACTATATCCTGGGTTATAGAATCTCTTATCATTAAAAATACAAAGTCAGCATGTTCAACTTTCTTTATAGATTCTGACATTTGATCTAAATTCAAATCTTTTGATTCTTGTACTCTATATGCAGATCTACCTAACTGTGTAACTGTTACAATTGGTATATTATAAAATACCGCTAAACTTTTCAACGAAACTGTTATTTGCCCTAACTCTAATCTCAATGCATCATATTTTAAATCACTAGATAACAAATCAAGATAATCTAAATATAAACCTCTTATTGAGTCTTTACCATAATCTGAAATTATATCATCAAGACACATTGTTAAGTCTAGTGGACTTATTGTCATGGGCCTAAAATATTTAATAATTATTGTAGAATTAGTTTTATTCAATTCAGCCGCTATAGATTCAGCAATATTGGCTCCACTTATTACATCATTTAAAGCTTGATTTAAACTATACCCTTTTATTTTTTGATATAACCTTAATAATGTTTCATCAATTGTATTTTCTAATGTTATATAGATATAAACATTTTTTGTATTTTCTTTTCCATTTGATAAAACTGGTAAATTATTTAAACTCATTGCTGAATTTAAAATAAAGTTAGCTAATAATGTAGATTTACCAGAACCAGAACCTCCACCCAATATATATAATCTTGAAGGTTCAAACCCTCCATTTAAAATTTCATTATCAAATATACTAAAACCAGTTGAAGTTGTATTGCCTTTTGAATATTTACTTTTGATTAGTTCCATTACAGAACTACCATTATCTTTACATATATCTAATGAACTTGCAGCTTCAATTGCAGTATTCCTATTATTGTCCATTAAATTTGAATATAAGTTTTTAACTACATCTTCATAATCTAATACTACATCATCTAATGATTCAAATGTACCATCTTTAACTGTTTCTAAAAATTTAGTTAATTTATCATAATTTGAAAATAATGAATTTAATTTTTTTCTTAATCTAATTTGCTTTACATTATCAAATAAAACTATATCATTTATTTCTTCTGTTATTTTTTGATTTAAAAAATCAGTGTATTGTTTATACTTTTCAGTTAAACATAAACTGTCCAATATATTCTCATTTGTCTTATCTCCTAATTTCATGTCACATACTTTTAGAAGACATTCAACTTTATTCTGCATTGTGACTGGAATAGTTATTTTTTCTTTTTTAACATAGAAATTAACTGTTTCTAATATATCTCTAAATAAAGCCTTATCTTTCTTAACACTAGAACTTTTACATAATACAACTGAGAAACAACTGTTTAGGAAAGAATCTGTTATCATCCAATCCCTCCTTTTTATAATATGTTCCTATCAACATTTATTAAATCCTTATTTAGAATTTAATTTTATAGCATTTTCATTAATGATTTTAAGTTGATCGTCTAATTTTTGTTTTTCTGCCTTTAATGATCTTAATTCATTTTCTAAATTAGGGTCAGGTTTTTTATTATTAGCACTTCGATCTTGATAATTCCATATTCTCTCTTGTAACTGGTCTGATCTATCTGAAATTATTTTTTGATCAAGTCTCATTTCTAAATTTTTCATTTCAAATGAATGCGCATATCTATCATCTATTGCTACATATGCTCCACCTAATGCTATAATAATTCCCAATATAGTAAGTATTCGTGTTATCATTTATTATTCTCCTTCTTTAATATTTGTAGATCCATAACCATTAATTCCTCTTTCTGAGTCTGATAATTCTTCAACTACTTCAAATTCTATTTTACGATATGGTATAATAATCATTTGACCAATTCTATCACCTACATTATATTTTTCTCCAAAATCTAAATATTTGAAGCGAAAGGTTATTGGACCACGATATCCGCTATCAACCACCCCAACAGAGTTTGCTAAAATTAATCCCTTATCAGATATAGAACTTCTTGGAAATAATAACCCAACATACCCATACGGGACTTCTATAGCTATACCGGTTTCATATTCAATATAATTTAATTTTTCATTAACTTTGATACAAGTAAAATCTAAACCAGCATCGCCAGGTTTTGCATATTTTGGCGTAATTGCATCTTGGTGTAATTTCTTTATTTTAACCTTCATTTTTAATCTCCATTTTATTCATATAAATTCTAATTCGTTCTATAAGTTCTTCTCTAGTTCCTGTTGTTTCTAACCTACAGTTTCACATATATTTTTAAATTCTTCTGTTGGTATAAAATCAAGAGCTTGTATAGTTTTCATTTTTATTCATCCTTATAATTTAACTTTTCTAAATTAATATTATCTTGAACTTCTCTATTTTCTTTCTCTCTAAGAATTAATTCTAATTCAGCTAATGCATTCCAAGCCTCATGTGCTTTATGTAAAAATCCACTATCTCTATCATTTTCTTCAATTGCACCATACAGAATATGTCTGTTCTTCGCATCATTATATCTTTCAATACCATTTGGAACTTCTAACCATCCATGAGCTGTATATTTATTAGCTCCAAAAGTACATATCTTTGAAACTTCTAAAAGAGCTCTAGCAAAATCATTGAATAAAAGTCCAACTCTTAACTTACCTGCATCTACTTTAGCTCCTGTTTCATGCTGATCTTTTCCATGTGGGTCTTTTTCTTCCATCTATTTATTCTCCTCTTTTCTTTTGAAATAACATTACTATAACTTCTCTTGTTAATTCCATTGGATATTCTTTAGTCAATTCTTTAAATTCATTTTGAATATTTATTATTTCAATTAATTTTTTTAATTCCTTAAAATTAGTACATGGTTTATTATCATTATTAACATATAATGATTCTGTTATTAAATCTATTCCATATTTAGTAACTAAATCTTGTAATTTACATTTTATATCATCTCTAGCCATAACTTCATTAAATTTAATCATATCTTTATGAGCTAGTTGTTTCCTTTCATATTCAGTCATTTATATTTTTCTCCTTAAATATTTCTTCTAATACTTCTTGTTTCATTTTACTAGGATAACTACTTGTCATATCAAACCAATCATTATGTATTTTATATAAAATTTCACCTTCATGTTCATCATATTCATAACAACCATAATAATTTGATAATACTAAATATATTTTTTCTTCACTACAACTTGATAATAGTAATAATATCTCATAACAATTTCTAATTTCTTTTTTACCTCTTTCAATGTTATCTTTGACCCATTGTTCTTCTTCCATAATTTAAATAACCCTTAAACATTCTGTCCTTAAACTAATTTAATTTCTAAAAATTTTAAAACTAAATTAGAGTGCATTACAGAGAATAATTGCTCTTTACTTGGATGACTAGAACTTAAATTATTCAAGTACATAGCCTTAACCAATTGTTTTGCTTCTAAAAAACTTTGTTTTCCATAATCTTTTGATTCTTCTAAGAAGAGGCAAAATTCAACTTTAAGCCAATTTAATTGTCTAAAAGAAATTCTTTTAACATTAGAAATTGCTCTACAATGTTCTAAGATTCTCTTATTAAACTTTTCTATTAAATTAGTTTTATCTTTCAATCTAGAATAAATTGTTTTTCTTAAAATATTTAAAGCACCATTTACATCTGAATGTATAACAACATCTTTTACTTTAAATAATCCCCTTGTGATTCTTTTTCCTTCATAAATTTTATGTTTATTTATTTCTTCTAATATAATTGATGAACACTTACTAGTATACCACTCAGATATTTCATAAACGGATATTGAATTTTTATTCCCTTGAAATTTTAAATAATTTTTAAAATAACTAAATGGAATCATATTCCAAAGTTTTCTAATTCCTTTACTTAATTGATTTTTTGTCATTATTGATTTTACATTTCCAATACTCAATCTATTTATTCCTAAATTTTTTAAATATTGTATAATTCTTATGGCTATTAATTTTAGTTGAGATTTAAAATTATTTTTAACTTTTTGTCTATAAACTTTATATTTTTCTTCACTTTTATATTTACTAGATTTTTTAAACAATTTTAAATTTTCATAAACTAATTCCTTCAAATCAAATAATATTGGTTTAAAGTTTATATCATCTATTAAACAAATATTATCTAACCCAATATCAATAGAAGCAAATTTTAAATCTTCGTTTTTTATAACTTTTTTATATTTAATTTCTTTTTGTTTCATAAAGTAAATAAACCATTTACCTTGTAAATATCTAAATTCTAAATAAAATTTATCACTAGTTTCTCTTATATATTTTAACATTTTTTGATTTAATTGGAATTCTATTCCTCTTGGAAATTTTCTATCTTTAATTTTTTGAATATTACAAATATATAATTTTCCATCATCTTTGATTATAAATCCCTGGCTATTAGGATCTACAACCGTAAAACCTCTGAATTCAATTTCGTGGTGATATTGTTTATGCGGACTTAAAATTATACTTTTAGCATTTTGAATAGCTTGTGGTAATATATTCATAGAAATTCTAGTTGGTAATTTATCATAATGATATCTAAAAATTCTTGTTGGAATTTCACATGGTATCTTTTTTCCAATAAAATTACTAATATTATCAAAGTATTTTTCTAATGTTTTCTTATTTCCACCATAATTTCTATATCCAAAATAAACTAACCATTTTGTTAATTGATTAAAAGCTCTTTGATAATGGTGTGAGTAGTACGTAAGATATGCATCTTGATAAGAATTAGTCCTTAATTTTTGAATAGAAACAGAATTAACTTTCATATTTTTTAATAAGATCCTTAATTGCCTCTTCAATTAAACATTTAATTTTCATACCTTTTTTATTAGCTATTTCTTTTAATTTTTCATGAAGATTTTCATCTAAATAACTTGTAAAAAGTTTCATAATTCTCCTTTAAATATAAAATATTTTATTTATATATTTGTTCTATATTAAAGTACATATTAGATCTTTAATGTACGATGTTGATCCATCATCTCAGTAAATTCATCTTTAGCTAAGAATTTTTCTACTAAATATTTACAAAAATCTTCGTCTAAATTAGTTAGCATATCTAATGATCTTAATACACTATTTGACTTGCTTGTTTGTTTTCTTGTGATCTTTCCACTATTTAAACATTGGGTCACAAATTGAATCTTGTTATGTAATAATTCGTTATCACTAGATTCATAAATATCATAAATTTCTTGAGCTTTAACTTTTAGTAATTTTTCAACTTGATTATAAATATCTAAAATATATAACAAAGAATAAACTCTTATTTCAGAAAAAAATGTTCCTGTTTTTTTATCATATATTTCATTCATTTCTAATTCTCTGAAGTTATGATTTTTAGCCATAATATTTATTTTTTCTTTATAAATATCAATAACTTTTTTCTCGCTATGATGTCTTAAATTTAAAAAATCACTTCTTAAGTTTATTTTTTTTATTTTTTCGTCATCCAACACATGTAACATTCTTCCAACCATTAATCCTTTAAACATGCCGGAAGAATCAAATGTTATATTCAATTCAATACCATGTACTTTTAATACATGTAATTTGAATAACTCATAAAATAAAATATCTCTAAATGTTGCTCCACCTAATATATGGAAATGTAAAAAATTTCTACCAAACTTTTTAGCTTGATTTATTAATGGAATTAATGGTAAACAATATATAATACAAGGTATAGCAGAGTCGGATGACATATTAGCAACAATACCACCAGTTGCATGATATTGAAATTGATTAAACATATCATCTTCATTTAAAATCTTTGTATAAATTTCCCATAATTTAGGAGTTCTAAAATGATGAATGTATATTATTTTATCTCTCACATTTTTTGGTAAATTCATTGCTTCAGTATATGATGATTTATTCAAATTAAATACATCATCAAAGTCTCTAAATACTGTACAATTTGGACCTGGCGGTAAATCTAAAATAAAAGCTCTGTCATAACAATCATTATGGTCAACTAAAAAATGATAATAAATATCTTTCAATATTTCCATTTCTCTTCTATTTAATAAACCAATAGAAACTTGGAATGCACCACTATCAACATAAAATAAACTTTTATTGAAGAAATCAAATCTTCTACATTTGTTAAATACTTCTGCTTCTTTTTCACTATAATTGGTATATGATTTTCGACCAGGAAAGTTTTGTCCAAAAGAATGAAGAAATTTATTAGAACTATTTAAGAAAAAATTATCAATAATAGGTCTATCAAAATGATTCTTATTTTCATCACTTCTAATAAATTTATCAAGTATACTTCCTAAGGTCTCAAATCCTGCACATATATAACTAGACGTCATCTTATACTCCTATCCTATTTTTAATTCACATTCCAACAAACCATCAATAAAAAATAATGGTATATTATATGTATTTATATTACATTTACAAATACTATAACTAAGTAGTTCATCTCCTATTATCTGATTCTTACAACATATCATATTAAAATCACACATGATATTAGCTATTCGCTTACTTTCTGTAAATTCAATTGAAGTCATAAATTCACCTTTAAATCACTCTATGAACTTTTTAAATCCATAGAGTGATATTTTAAAAATAATTTAAACTATTTATTCTGGAGCTAAAACACCATAAACTTCTCCAGCATGCATACATCTATATTCTTCATTATCAAGAAGAATAACTTGCCCTGCTCTACTATGAAATGTAATTGTATCTCCTTCTTTAATACACTCAATTTCAGGCGCTACACTAGAGACTATTCCATACCCTTGAGGAAGAGAAGTAATTGAGGTTGGCAAAACAATTCCACCTTTAGTTGTATTCTCAATTTCTTTCAACACTTTAACAATAACCATATCAAATACAGCATTAATCTTTCTCATTGTGCTTTCTCTCCCTTGTAGACTGTAATTTCTCTTTTTTAATTTCTTCAAGTTTACATCTTTGAATTGCTTCTTTTCTTTTATTCCTTCTTCTAACACTTGGTTTAATATAAAATTCTCTAGCTTTCAATTCTTTCAAAATTCCACTATTATTTACTTTCTTTCTAAACCTTCTTATTAGTGATTCACCTGATTCGCCTTCTTTTGGGTATACTTCAATTTCAATAGAATCTCTTTGCTGTTGCCTTTTAAACGCCATCACTTCCTCCAATTCAAACAAAGTTATAAATTATGTGGTCTCTACTTGAAAAATTGAATTTATATTTTTCTGCCATATCAAATACAAATCCTGAATTTTCTAATAGTTTTTCTCTTGTTGTTCCTTCTGGCATTAAAAATATCTTTTCATTCATAAAATTAAGATTAGATAAAAATTCTAAAAAATCTATAATTTTTGAATCATTTTCACAAACTAATTTAATATAAACATTTCCTTTATCAAAAACTTTAGTAATCAAATTTTTATAAAATACAACATCTTCATCTGTAAATAATTTTGGAGATAGTATATATTTAACATATACTTCTTTCTTTACTTTGCTTATTAATTCTTCTAATCCAGTTCCATTAGTTTCGACATTTGCAAAATTAAAATCTAGTTTGTTTAATAATGTTGCAGTTTGATTTAAATTTAAAGACCATGTTGGTTCTCCACCTGTTATCATCAATGCCACTTTTTGTTCATCAATAATTAATTGTAAATCATGTAAAGAATAATCACTTTCCATTGCATTTCTCATACGGACTTGTGTGTCGCACCAGGAACAATTTCTATCACATCTTTTAAATCTTAACATTAACATTCTTCGTCCAGAATCTGGGCCTTCTCCTTGCCAGGTTATACATGACTCTATTAACTTAACACTATTCATTTCATTTATCACCCCTTTTTTTATTATTTTGTTCCTTAAAAGTTAATAAGATTCTTAAATTTCTTTTTTATGAAATACTGGAAATATTCCTTGCATTCTTATAAATTCTAATTTATTAAAATCTTCAATTTCCTCTTCTGGTAATGTTTTCATATCTAATATACATTTAATATTATCAGTATCACCTTTTATTGGACATTTTAATGTTTCATCTTTTTCAAATCTTTCCAATATATAAAAAAATTTATGACCATCTTTTCGTATTGCTATTTGTTCTTTAAAAATTTCTGTTAATTTCATAATTCCTCCTAAAAAGTTAATACTTGGGTATCTTTACCAATAATAGGTTCTAATAGTAATTCATACCGATCTTTCCACGCAAACTCTAACATTGCCTTAACATTAACACTATAATATTTCGGTAAACTCAATTCTTCATCTGGTAGAGAAATCACCTCCAATTTTGTCCCTTTAGAAAGGAATTCATTATTATACTTTTCTAAAACTTCCTTTGGTGCTATGTCTTGTTTAATACCATTAATCTTGAAAAGGTATCCTTTACTTCCATGAGCAAATATATTATATTCTAGATTATTCCAATTTATCATTGAATGAACATTTTGTGATATTACTTTGTAATCATCTACATCTTTAGTAAATGATGCTGGTTTTGCAACTGACTTATCTCCATTTTGAATTCTAATAATAAATTCTTTTTCTCTATTCTCTATAAATTGTCTAACTCTAGATGGTGAAAAATTCTCACTCTTTAAAATTAATTCAATTAATTCAGTTAAACATTCTTTAGTATATCTTGAAAAGTCAGATCTCTTTACATCTAATCCCATACTTTTTATTGTATCCATTTGTACACCTTCGTTTGATATAATATGAAGGGCATAATGTTTCTTAGATACAAATAAACCACGTTGTATAATTAATTCATTCTTTAAAAATAATTTATTATTTTCAGGTTTAACATTATGAATTAATGTTAGTTTCTCAATAATATCTTTATTTAAGAAATTTTGTAATAATACACAATATTCATTAACTTGTTTAACTTTATCTTCTTGACTCATTTTTTTATTAATAATTTTTCCATATGTAACAAACAAACTGTCAGTATCGCCTGTTATAATATATTCTGTATTTCTGGATAAATTCCCATACATTTCTTGTTTAGTTATTAATTCAGGTAAAATATGGTTTTTAGTTTTCCATGAATCAACCATATTATTTGCTGCCATAATTGAAAATTTAAGAGCTTCCTGCCCAGTTAATGTAATTGATTCAGCTAAGTCAACATTGAAAAACCTAAATGCTTTATTACCCTGAACTCCATATATCGCATTTGCGAGTACTTTATATACCAATTGACGTACGTTATATAGTGATACACTTTCATCGTCTTTGACCTTCTCAGCCTCGAACATCTTATTCTTATATACCTTCCTAGACTTTAAAAGGTACTCTTCAATTTCATTATAAAAAGATTTTTTGTAATCATGTTGATAATAAAAACAACCATTAATTGTCATAATTAAATCATCTTTTTCTTGTAATTTTTTAACATCTTGTTTAGTAAGTCTTTTTTCAATAGCTGTAAAATCCGGATCTATAATAATATCAACTTCATCTGGTAAATTATTAAAGTCATATAAATAATCATAACCGTGTGTTTTATCTTTAAATTTAAAAACAAAACTATCAGGACCAATATTCATAGTCATCATTATACTTGGGTATAGTGATGTAAAGTCAAAGTCAACAATCCATTCATGTAACCCAGTAATTGTTTCTTTAACAAAAGCACCAGCAAATTTTTGTTCTACTCCATGTATATCTGCATTTCTTGAAACTAAACCTTTTCTCTTTAGATATGAAACAATAATTGAATCAACTTTTCCCATTTCATTTGCTGCTGAATTAAATGTTCCATTTGTAATTTCTCTCATTTCATTCATGAGAAAAATATGTTTTAATTTCTTATCCAAATCAACAAGAAGTGATACGTCTCTCACGTTATATCGTATTGACTGATTTACATTTTCTTTAAACAATTTTCCAAAATTAGATCCACTATCTAATTTATCTTGTTTTAATTCAAATAACCCTACAGTCCCTAATCTATTATTCTCTGGTTTTTTCTGAGAATAATTTTTATATAGATCTAACATATCTAAACATATAAATCCAGATATATCACAAAATCTTCTATCTGCATCTACATATATTTCTCCATATTTAGAAAATGAAGCTGGGATTATTCCTAACTTAGCAGCTCTATTTATAATGTATGGGAAGTCAAATCCAATGCTATTCCAGCCCGACAGTATGTCTGGATCTAATTTTAATAAATCATCTCTAAATCTTGTTATTAATTCTTTTTCTGATTTACATAATATTGCACTTTCTGTAACATTTTCAGCATTTGGGTCTTTTAACAAAATTTTATTATCAATCATATATGTAACATATTTACCATTTAACCAATATGTTATCATTGCTAATATATCTTTAACATCAACTGCATTTGAATATGATTTAGATTCACAAAATGTTTCAATATCTAGATGCATAATATTTAATGGTACGTTAGCCTCACCCTTATTAAGAAAATAATAATCATGAGCATGTTTAACTGGTAATTTTATATCTCCATCATATGTTATTGAGGGATCTAATATTGCTTTTTCTTTGTATTTAACCATTACTTGCTTAATTTCATCAAATTTTAAAACTTTTTTATTTGGAATTCCTTCTTTTGGTTGATAGCAATAATAATCATCATTCTCTTCATGATAAATTTTCTTATTGTTTTTATCTCTAAAAATATATAAAACTTTATTAGCTTTATTCAACATTTGAATATCAACTAATTTATATTCATCTGTATAAAATTTATCGGGTATTTTATAATAATGTATTCCTTCATTGCCTAAAATACTTTGATTAATTTTTTCTTCTCCTTTAATAGTCGACCCTAAAATAAACTCAGCTGCTTTTTTAATATCTTCTTCAAATTTTTCTTCTAATGTTTTTTGCTTATTAATAAACGATGGATTCAAAGTTAATAGAACATCGTAATTTTCCCATTTAAAAAAGTTACCTCTAATATTAACTATATTTGAATTTTTAGGAAGGACTTGAAATGTATTAGCTGGAATATCTCCCATTAATACAATTAGTTTAGGTTTACATGTTTTTATAAAATTAAAACAATTTTCTTTACAATTCTCAATTACATTTAATTCAGGTATTTCAGTTTGGCATAATATATTATTAGTCAATAAATATTTCATATCATTTATTTTATATTTTTCAAAATACTTTCTGAATAAAATATTAGATTTTCCAGATAGTGGTTTTTCTTTTTTAATTTCGTCTTTTGACGGAAACTCTGATATAAAGATAATTTCAACATCTTCTAAATCTTTACAATTAGTTTCTAATATACAGGAGGGTTCATTCAGGAGGGAACAAGACATACAATCTGCAAATGATTTTTTAATACTGAACATATCTATTCCTTTCGTTTTATTTATAATTATTTGTTCCTTATTTTATTTAAAGTATCTTTTGGATTAATATATATATTAATTATTAAGATATAAAATTTATTTAAAGGGGGATTATTTTATATGGAAATTGTTGAATTAAATAAAAAATTAAGTAAATTAGCAAAAGAAGTAGCTAATGAATATTTTATAAATCCAACAGAAAAAGAAATATTAATTGTTCAATGTATATTAAATAAAGGTTATAAATTAGCAATAGAAGAAGGTATTAAAATAATTAAAAGATAAAGGAGATTAAATTATGAATAATCTAATTTTACATTCATTTTCATACAGAAAATACTGGTTTAAAAATTATCAAGATATAACAAAAGCCACTAAAATATATCTTAATACAACATTTCCAACTAGGTTTGAAGATGCATTATTGGAACAAAAAATTTGGTTTAAAAGAGAATCATAATAAAAGGGGGTTTAATAAATGTATAAAAATTATAGAGTAACAGAAGAGATAATTAAAATTAAATCAGAAGAATTTTCAAAGATGTTAAAGTATGGAAATGTTGTTACAAATTTCTGTAGAAAGAATTTAGTTGTAGTAAATACAGAATCAAGTATGTACATATTATATGATGGAATGGATTTAAGGCTTAGTTCTTGAGTAACCTTTCAAACTCGTTCATTTTTAGAATTCTGTGGAAATGAAAAAATAATCTTAAACAAAGATATGTTAGCTACAATACGAGTTATAAAAAACTAAAGGAAAAATAAATGATAAAAAGAAAACAATATGAATTAGATAGTTTTTTAAAAGGATTTTTAATTTCTAAAATAACTCAAGAGCTTTCAAATAAAAGATTAACTCAAATTGAATGTATGAAAATAACCGGAATTTCTCAACCTAAAATTAGTAGATTATTTAATAATAATAGTTATGGGTTTTCAATATTTAAACTTTATACTATTCTAAATAGATTAGGATATGATATAAATATACAAATTAAAATTAGTAAAAATAATATTGGAAAAATTTCAATAATTTAATTATAGGAGGGACTAATAATCCCTCCTATATATAATTAAGACTTCAATAATGAAAAATTTTTTTCTAAATATTTTTTTACGTTAGTCTCTTTAACTTCACTTCTATCTGATAATTTTTTTTGTTTGACCTTCTCTGGTTTTTCTAAATTAAGTGAATGATAAATGAGACTTTTTTCTTCTTCATTTCTATCTATTAAATCACATAACAAATCAACATCATAATTTTTTAAAGTTGGTATTCTCTTTCTTAATACCGTATAAAGCTTTGTATCTTTTTTTGAACGATTTATATATGGTATTGAATTCCTTTGAATTTTGTAATCTTTAATACATTTTTTTATAAATAGAAGTAGTTCCTCTTTTTCAATATAATAAGTGCTTGAATTATTTAACCAAGTATTTAAAAATAAATTTAAGGGTCCATTTAAAATAAATAATGGTAATAAATAATTAACATTTATGGGGCTATTATACTTTAAAATATTTATTTTTTCTTTACCATTTTCATCAATAATTGGCTTAGGAAGAGGTAATTTTTGATCTGATGAAAAAGCCCAATCAAGAAATTGTTTGTAAGGCACTTATATCTCCTTTTATATTAATGTTCTATTCAACAATAATATCATCAAATATAATAGGAATACAATTTTTAAACTCTTCTAA